ATGGCAATATTTCCACGCCATTTGCGACAAATCTGCGACAAAATGAAGTTACCGACACCGCGTAAAAGAGGTGAGACATACACAATAACAGTTTCTCATCAAGGAAAGCGCTATTATTGCACCCGTGATACTGCAAAAGAATGTGAACAATGGGCTGCTCTCAAACTGCTAGAGTTAAAGGCCCAGAAAAAAATTGAAAGTGGTGAAGAAAAACCAAAATTTCTATTCCGTGATTTGAATAATAAATATTATCAGGAAGTAGGAATGCTAAATCCATCCAAATCATCAAGAGCATGGATTAAAGGGCAGCATAAAAATTTTGAAGTGAAATTTGGGGCATTAGCTCAAAAATCAATTTATGACATTACACCAAAAGATTTAACAAATTGGCGAAATAAACGGTTATCTGAAGTAAGTGAAAATACAGTATTAAAAGAAATATCACACTACAGTGCGATGTTTACATTCGCGCAAAAAGAACTGTTTTTGATTGATGAAAACCCTTGGATGCAAATGACAAAACCCAAAAAGCCAAAAGCTCGGGACCGTCGGATACATCCTTCAGAAATAGATTTAATGCTAAAGGCTTTAGATTATGAAAGGGGCAGTGTTCCTGTATTGCCACAGCACTATGTTGCATGGGGCTTTTTGTTTGCAATAGAGACTGCCTTGCGTCGTGGTGAATTGTTGGCAATGGAAAAGAAAGATATTTATGACGGCTATGTTCACCTACCAAAAACTAAGAATGGAGATTCAAGAAACGTACCGCTATCTGAAGAGGCAAAAGAGTTATTAAAATTAATTCAGCATACTGGGCGCAATATTATCCCTCAGTCTGAAAATGCATTTCGATTAATGTGGGAAAAAAGAAAAGCGAGTATTGGCCTTAATAATCTTCATTTCCATGATACTCGTCATGAAGCTATTACTCGTATGGTTAGAGTCAGAAAGCTACCTGTTGAGGTGTTAGCCAAAATTACTGGCCATAAGAAAATTGATGTATTGGTTAATACTTACTATAACCCTGATGCAACCGATCTGATTGAAGCATTTAACGGATAAAACTAAGCCCGCATAAAGCGGGCATAAAATTAGTTTTTTCTTTTTGGTCCACGTCGGACCTTTTGATTTTTTAGAATTGCATCGGCCGCGTCGGGATCATACATGTGTTTGCCGTTAGTGCCTTGGTTAATTGAAATGCATTTAGTGCGTATGGTTTCATCTGAAAGGCCATATTTAGCAACAAGCTCTGCCACTGATACAAGTTTACGTTTTTCTAGCTTTAGGGCGGTAACTGTACCGCCTAAAAGCATTTGACCGAGAACAATTTGAGGGGCTGAATCTGCTTCAATCGTTACGATAAATTCAGGCATTATTCCCTCCATCTTTTTCTGCCAATTCATCCAAAGCTTGAGCAAACAATTTCATGCCTTCACGTAAATGACGTGCATACTTTTCTGGTGCTGGATCGGCATAGATGAAACGTCCACCATGTGAAACAGGTACAGGTGGATTAAAGCCTGCATTTCTGTACACGCTCATGATGTGCCCACCTAGCAAGGACTCCAGCTTTTGAACGGTTTTAGGGTCCTGTAATTTTTCAATATATGTAGCCATTACCAGTCACCTCCACTTATTCTCCCACTAAGAGCGTCGCTATTAGCTGCAACCAATTCTTGTTGATGTGGTTGACCATCTTTATCAGCATGCGAACTTCCAAGTAGTAATACCATGGCATCACTTGGACAGTAATATTCGGCATTTGGGAAATACTCGCGTACTTCATCAAGGAGTTTTGCAAGTGCTGTGTTTAAGCGTTTAAAACGTTTTTCAAAGTTTGGATTAGCTGTGTAAAGCAAATCGCTTGCATCTAATTCACCTTCAGCAAGAACTGCCAAAACTTCAGCTTCAGATAAAGCTTTATATTTCATGCTCTAGCTCCTTTAAAAAGGTAAATCGATTGCCCAGTTGATGAATGCATTGCCATCTGAATAATGCAAATCACCAGTATTAGAGCAGTTCGGGCATTTAACTTTGCCTGACCATAAATAGCCTGTGTTTTGAGGCTCAACTTGTATTTCCATGTATTCCGAAAACTCGCATAGCGAACACGTCGTTGGAAATTTAATATTGAGGGTTTTTAAGTTCTCATTTACTGGATGGCATTTAATGCACATGTCTTCTAATCGGTGGATATGACCGCAATGACATTTGGTAATCGCTGCTGAATGAGCGTTGTAAGTTTTAAAAATTGCATAAGTGCCGTGATTTTCATCACCGCCTTGCTGCTTGAAATAAAAACCATTTGAGATTGCTAATTTCTCAAATCCTTTAAGTGTTAAACCTTCAAGATTGAGTGTTTTATTAACAAAGTCCTCAATAGCTAAATCAATGTTATTCATTTTTTTTCATCCTGTTCAATTTCCAAAATTGCTTCCTTGATCTTTTTATAGTTCTCGGCAGAACAAGGACGAGTGAAGTTTTTAATTTGTGAAATAAATGAAGGGGAACATTCTAACTTTTGAGTTAAGAGAGTGCCGCGGCCTGTGCTTTGATCAAGCCATTTGATCAATTCATTTATCTGCGCTCTAGTAGCTCGTTTACTACTTTTCTTTTCTGACTTTTTAGCCTTATGGTTTTTAATAGACTTGGTCATCATTTCACGCAAAGTTGATTGAGCACTGATTGGCTGATTGTTGAAATACCAGGCATGACCACTTTCACCATGAGCCAGTTTTTTGATTTCATTGCCTTGTGCTAACCAAGCTTCAACTTGATCATTAAGGCTTTGCTTAAAATACGAATGTAATGGGCAAATATGCATTAGAATCTCTCCAGGCAACTAACTAAGAGATAGCCCGCCATTAACAGGCCAAGAATTGAAAAACCAAGTAACTTTTCCATTACACAGCCTCCTCCTTTTTGGCTTCAGCAATCTGATTTTTCTTTAGTTCGCGTAATTTCTTCTGACCAGCAATCAAGTCATCAAGGATTTTTTGCCAAAACGCTGGAGTGAGTGAGTCATACGAAAAAGGTTGTGTATAGCAACTCAAAATGTCAGTTCTATTTGAACAATCCGTGTTACTTCCACCAATAAATACATAAAGGTCAATGTTGTGTACAAAACCATGAATCTCACAACTTATTTGAAAATCTTGCGAATTTAAGACAACTGCATCTTTTGCAATTTTGAGAACCTGAGCCTGAATCTGTTTTTTCAAGCGATCAATTTCTTTAAATTCGTCAAAGGTTGGAAAGCTCATACGGTTCTACCTCCGTGAATTGCTTGGATAAGTTGACGTTGTGCTTCTTGTAAACGTGCAACCAATTGACTTACAGATTTTCCAAAGGGCACAACAATTGCTACGGTGCGTTTTTCCCAATCTCTTTTTGCGTGCTGATAACCACCGAAGTAAACGTAAATACGAATTTCTTCCGTGTGGTTATAAAGTTTGAAATTGATTTGAAGTCCTGGCTTAGAAAGCTGAAAGCAGCTACCCGCTAATTTCATGATTTCTTGCTGAACTTGTGGTGAGTTTTGGACCATTGATCAAGCCTCCAAAACCGAGCCATGAAAAGCAGAACCTAGTTCTTCAGTCCATTTAACCTTTTCAACAAGGTTAATAAATTCAAGGTTGTAAGCTGAATCAATGAAGGCATTAGCCTGGGCAATCGCGATAACGAGTTCATTGCCATTAGAGGCTTTTGAAATATTGGAAATAGCGCATTTGATTTGATCAATCGATCTTTCACGATAGAAATCAAAATCACGCTTTGGCTGGCCAAAATCAGGGGCGAATAGTCGAGCATCAACAATGATGTCGAATTGGGTTTTAGGAGGGTTATGTTTTTTCATACGAACACCTAACTTAGATTAGTTTGTATTAATAAACTAATTCAAGTTAGTTTGTTCGTCAATATAAAAATTAACTAAAGTTAGTTTTTATTCTAGAAATAGTGTTCTTATAAGAATTTTCGGCCAGTTTCAAACTTACCTACATACTTACCTTTATAGATGCTATCTTCTTTAAGGAAAATAATATTAGGATGATAGTTTTTATTAAGTGCTTGTAAATACATTCTATTATCTTCTTTTACAAGCGCTTTGAACGTTGCATCACCTTCATGCTGAACAACAACCATTTCACCAGTTTGGACACAATCAATAGGCACATCTGGATCGATACAAATATAATCACCATCGTTAAAATAAGGTGCGTTGCTTGTACCTTTTACGATCATGTAAAAACTATTTTTACCTGCACTTGGTGGGGCTGGAAGCCATTGATTAATATCGAATTTACTTATGCTTTGCACTGAGGTCCAATTTCCTGCTTGAACGTGAGTGAGAACAGGCAATAATCTTGAAACTGGTCTGAAGTCTACTACACTCGACTCTTCAGAAGCTTTGCCATACATAAGATACTCAACAGTTGTATCTAGGGCTAAAGCTAATTCATGCATGTTCTCTAATTTTGGTGTATTTGTCTCGTTTTCCCATTTTAAAACAGAGACATCCGATAAGCCAAGCAATTTTCCTAGATCTTTCTGAGTAAGCTTTTTAGCTTTACGTAAACTTTTTATTCGTTTGCCGATGGTTTCCATGAAAAAGCCTTAACTTAATAAACTAACTTATGTTAGCTATTGACTAACTAACTTTAATCACTTTTAATAAACTAACTTGAGTTAGTTTTTATAGGTGATTTATGACACGCGATGATGCAATCAAACTACTTAACTGCACTTATTCAGAGCTTGCAGACAAATTAGAACTAACTACGGCAGCGGTTTCACGCTGGGCAAATCGTGAACTTCCTTATGATCGTGAATATGAAATTCTTGAACTTGCTGCTGGCCGTATTCCTAAACGCCTTTTGAAAGCAGAAAAGAATTTATCCCATGCAAATAATTAAAAAAATGAATGAAATCGGAGATTTTTAACATGGTTTTATCTTTAATCGAACGTCGTGAAAAAACGGTTATGTCATTAGAGCAAGCTTTGAAAGCTGCTGTTTATCGTCCAGGTGATGAATACCTAATGGCACAAATTGCCGAAAAGAATGGATGGAATATCAATACGTTCCGTAGCTCTATCAATCCAACGACTCCTACCCATAAGGCAAATATTTATCATTTCGAAGCTATTTTAGATGAAACAAAAGATAGCCGGATTATGGATAGTGTTTGTGCAATTCATGGAAATGCGGCTTGGTTTGAGTTGCCCAAAACTGACAATTTAAATACCGCTGATTTTGTTATGAAAATAGGCAAATTGGCACAAGAGCAGGGTGATTTATCTCAATCCGTAGCTAAAGCAATTGGCGATGGATGTATTAGTGAAGATGAGTTAGCAGTAATTCGTAAAGATGCTTTTGAACTCATTCGAGTTGTTTCAACTATTTTGGCTATGGCTGAGGAACAACATAGAGGTGATCATGCCTAGAAAAAAGAAAGGATTTGAACTACCTGATGTAAAACATGCTGCCCGTGGTCAATGGGAAGATATTTTTGCACGTTTTAATATTACTGTTCCTAAAAAAGATACTCATGGACCTTGTCCGTACTGTGGTGGTGAAGATCGTTTTCGATTTGATGATAAATATGAAAATGGTGATTGGCTTTGTAATGTTTGTACGGAAAGCAAAAATAGAGATGGGTTTGATTTAATTGGGAAAGTTACAGGTTTACCGTTTTCTCAAATCATTGAAGAGGTTGCTTCAATTGTTGGTTTAGATGCAACTAGTACAATTACGCCTCAAATGCGTAAACAGTGGGAAGAAGAGAAAAAAATACGTGATCGCATTAACCAGGAGATGAAGCTTAAAAAACAGCAACAAGTAGCTAGACAAGCGGCAGGTTTATACCGCAATCCTTATCCTGGTGAAATAAGCCCATATCTTGAACGAAAGCAAGTACCTGTTTTACCTGGCGTGAAGATTGATCATAAAGGGAATGTACTAATCCCTGCTTATGATACTGAAGGCTTCATGTGGAATATGCAAACTATATATCCAGATGGTGGAAAGTTTTTTGTTTCTGATGAAGAGGACCCAAATGGAAACAAAAAAGGTGGACGTACTGGCGGCTGTTTTTTCCTTCTCGGAACCATCGAGCTTGTTGACCCAATCATTATTTGCATAGCTGAAGGGTACGCAACTGGTGCAAGTATTCACTTGGCAACGGGCTATCCCGTGGTTTTGGCTTTTGTAGCTAACAACATTCCAAAAGTCGGTGCAGCTTTAAGAGAAAAATACCCGCAAGCAACACTTGTTTATTGTGCTGATGATGATAGTGCAAAAGATGATACAGGTGTGAAATACGCTCAACAAGCTGTGGCTGTCACTGGCGGCATCGTAGTACTCCCTAAATTTAATAAGGTGGCATAAGTGAACCAAAACCAACAAGTAGGACAGCCACAAGCAACTTTCATCCCATCGGACTTCAATGACCTGCATTTGATGTTTGGGTTGAAAGAGGTAAAGGCTCAGATCGTCCAGGCTATTAATACGTCTATTCCTCTTTCCCCCGAACCCCCTAAAACCAACAAGCCCATCCATAGTGAGGGTCAAATTGAGAAAATTTCTCATGTTCCAATGGTTGAGGAAAATCTTGTGGCTGGTGAATCGGGGCAAGGGGGCGATATTTCGGCAGAAAATGATGCTGTACCTGAATCTATTCAAAAATTCATTGATCGTTATTACTTAATTGAAGCAAAAACAGATGTTTGGGATAACTTTGACAAAATCGTAATCAAGAAAAATGCTTTTACTGCTTTGTTGGGCCAAAAGCAATACAAGTTATGGTTAGACCACAAAAAAGTTATTCCAAAATCTGAGTTTGAACACAATGTTAATGTGGCTACTAACTTAACTATTCAGGAATTATTAGATAATTTCGTTGTCCTGGCAAACTCAGAGGAAGCTTGGAATTTAGTTGAGCGTAGGACATGGCTCATTAAGCATATACGAATTGCATATCCTAATATTTTTGACTTGTGGTTTAAGTCTCCAGCTAGAAAAATTATTCCTCGTCAAAACCTTATTTTTGACCCTAAGCAAGAACATGATCATGATGAGAATTACATCAATATTTATCGTGGATTGAACATAGATGTAATACGTGATCAGTATGGTGAACAATTGACTCGTGCAGAAGTCTATGAAGATTGTAAGGGCATCATGACCTTGATTAATGATCTATGCGATGGGGAGGAGGAAGCTGTTATTTTTTTATTGAAATGGCTAGCGTTTCCTCTTCAAAACATTGGCGCAAAAATGGCTACATGTGTGCTGATGCATGGTCATATTCATGGATCTGGTAAATCTTTAATGTTCGTTTCAATCATGAAAAAGATTTATGGTGAGTACCATACAACAGTTGGGCAAGCTCAACTTGATAACCAATATAACGAATGGATTGAAAACAAACTTTTCGGTGTGTTTGAAGAGATTGTGGACAATAAGAAAAAACATAACGTTATGGGCATGATTAAGCATCTCATTACTGGTGAAACGCTCTATGTCAGTAAGAAATTCGTATCAGGATGGGAAATGAATAACCACCTGAATACCGTATTTTTATCAAACAATACTCAACCACTACCAATCGAAGAAAAGGACCGTCGGTTCTTAGTGCTTAACCCTTGTAAAGACTTGGATGGACCTTTGCATGAAAGGGTAATGCAGGAGTTAAAGACTAACGGTGTACAAGCTTTTTACACCTATTTGATGGGGCTTGATTTAACTGACTTTCATGAACACGTTAAGCCGCCAATGACCATAGCTAAAAGGACGATGATTGATTATTCGCGTGCAGGCTTTGACACGTTTTATCATGAATGGAAAAACGGTGACACAAAATTCCCTTATGTCTCCTGTAAATCAGAGCAGCTTTATAAAGCGTTTGGTCAATGGTCCAGAACAACTGGAGAGCATCAAATCAGTATGAAAAGATTCATTATTGAGGGTAAGAAGCATGGCATTGTACCAAGTGATAAGGCCAAGCATTGGAAAGGTAAGCGAAGTTCCGGACAAAATAAAGTCATTATCATTGGAGAAAAACCCAAAGATGAACAAGAGCAGCTTTGGCTAGGGTTGCAAATCGAACAATTTCAAGATAGCTTAGACGGGGTGAATGATGTTCCTGAAGCAAAATACGCACAATAAGAGCTTCTCATGTGAACGATGTGAATGGTCATGTGAACCATTTAAGCAAATCATTCACACGCTCAAATCCTTATACACCAATGCATACAACAACCATGTGAATGATGTGAACCATTTTCTTGCGCGCGCACGTGAGAGAAAAAAACACCTATTGCTTAAATCAAATCAATTTAAATCAAATATTGTTCACAATTTAAACATAAGTGAAAACGCTCTCACGCGAGAAAACACACATAAATCATTCACATCATTCACATGTAATACAATTTATTGTTTTTACTTATGTTTCTATGTGAACCATTGGTCAAAATCATTCACACAACCATTCACATCATTCACATGGAATTTTGAGGATTAAAAAAATGGAAAAATATTTACGTTTATTAAATCCCAAAACAACCAATTATGATGCAATCCCTTCGGGTAACCACGGTGCTTTGACTGCTGCTGACGTATGCATTGCTATGAGTTATGCAAAATTAACTCCTTTGCAGGATAACTTATTCCGCTTGAAATACTTGGGCGCAAACAACATTGAGAATGTGGAGTTATTTAGCAAGTTATTGCTTACAAAGTATCAAGATAAATTTATTCAAGCAGGTGTGAACATGATCTATCACTTGCCAATCGTTCGCGTTGCTTTGGTTGAGTTCTGTTTAGTATCTGCTGATTACAAGCCTACAGAGCGCAATCGAGAAATTATTTCTGGTTTTAGTGATACCACTGTCCGCAACCATATGAAAAGTCATATTGATAATGTGTTAGCTGATCTAAAACAGGCATGTGAATTAGGCGAAGAAAAGATTTTTTGGCAGATCAATAAAACTAACTAATAGTTAGTTATTGACAGAAAAGCAAACTTGAGTTAGTTTTTACCACAATGGGAAACTGTATTAATCGCTGTAGTTTCCTTCAGAGCTGAAAAGCTCTCTTTCAAAGCCCGCATGACTCCCTTTGACATGCGGGCTTCTTTTTTGGAGTCGGTTATGGTCATTGGTAAGGTATCGATTGAAATGAAACCGTGGGTTTGTTATTCCGTCTATGCTCTCTATTTGATTGAGAAAAAGATCGGAAAACGAAAACTGACTTCAAAATTGATGACAAAACTTTTAGAGCGTTGCATTCGATTTGAAGAGATTGATCATGTCCAATCGTCCACCACAAAGAGCTAAGCGCCCATGTCTTGTGGGCAGTTGTAAAGATTTCGCATCGAACAAAGGTTACTGTGACCAGCATCAAAAACGAATCAAACAAAAAGATCGGGAGCGGGGCACAGCACACCAGCGCGGCTATGATGCCCGTTGGGAAAAAGAAAGAACAAAATTCTTAGATGAGAACCCGTTATGTGCTGATCATCGAAAGCGCGGATTGATTGAAGCCGCAACGGTTGTTGACCATATCATCCCGCACAAAGGCGACCAGGTTTTGTTCTGGGATAAGAACAATTGGCAACCGCTTTGCAAGTCATGCCATGACCGCAAGACAGCAACCGAAGACAAAGGCGGTTGGTCATATCAACCACCAGTTACACAAAAGCCAGTTGATTGTTATGTCTTTAAAGTTGGTGAATTGGTGCAAGCTGCAACGGCTTATGCAATTGACACTTTGTCCTGTGGTTGGACTGATAGTTTTGAAATCAAATCAATCGAAGATAAAAAGATTGAAGTGCATGATGCCGATGGCTTTGTTCATAAGCTGCATCACTCACACTTCAAGGCGGTGACTGCATGAGTTGCGAACGAGAAATTATATTGCTCGGTGATCCGGTTGTATATCGTGATGACATCAAAGGCTTTGATGAACTAGGTGTCGTTGTTAAGGCTGGCTCATCATTCGAAGTACTTTGGAATGGTGAGACAACTCCTAGAACTACAATTTACGAAAGACTACGTGGCGCTCGACTTGATGAAGTCGATGCTGGTTGCCGACTGATTGAGAAGGGATAGAACTATGGCTTTTAAGCAAAAACAGAAAACGGTAGAAGCAGAGCCTGTTGGGGCTATTTTGGATTTATTTGAAACAGATTTTAAATCCTTACCTGATTGGGTGAAGAGAGCATATAAAGATCAAAAGATTCTTTTTGGTTATGGGTTACTCAAACTTATCCACGTAAGTTTTACCCAGCAAGCAGTTCCTGGAGATGTTTTAGTAAGCCATGAAAATGGAAAGCTAGAGGTCCTACCTGAAAATAAGTTTTTTGAAACTTATGAATTAGTAGATGAAACATTGCCGTTACCTCAAGAATAATCCAGATAAGGGGATAGGGGGTCAAAAGTCAAAAAGGCCCTCTCAGAAAAGACCGCCCCCCCATCAAATTTTTGTGTGGTCAAAAGTCCATAGGGGGGTATACCTCTAATATTTAAACAGTATTAAATTTTTGGAGGTCCTTATGTCAAACATGGGAAGACCTAGAAAGTCTTTACAAGAAAAAGTTTTAAGTGGTGGCCGTGTCCGAGAAGACCGCGATGAAGATGCACAAGTTGCGAATGCTGCTGTCGATCTTGGAATGCCACCTTGCCCAGCTTGGTTGAATAAAAAAGCCCGAAAACATTGGGACACATTAGGTCCGAAGTTGGTTCAAGCGGGTCTGCTTAGTGTTGTTGATGGTGATGTGTTCTTGCTGCACTGTGACAACATGGCCGCTTATGAAGAAGTTCAGGAAAAATTACAGGATATCAATTCTTGGGTAGCAACGACCCCAAATAAATTTGAGGTCCAATCTGCCTGGCTGCAAATCCGAAACAAGTTGCAAGAATTAATTATTAAAACTGCCCGTGAATTTGGATTGACTCCAGCAGCCCGTTCAAGTGTCAAAGTAAATAAGCAACAGCAGCTTGATTTATTGGGTGCGGCAGCGGCAACTGAAGACGATGAATTTGCGGGAATGAATATTCGCCAAAGTTAGGATAATAGCATGAATATAGAAAATCCATTAGAGTCGATACGAAAAGCGATTTTATTCAGCTCAAATGATTTTGGACAGTGTAAACGAGATGCGTGGATTTATGGCATTGTTGTTGGATGGCCTGATGAAGCTATGGAAGAGCTAGCTCAAAAGCATCGTTGGGAGCCAGAAACAATTGAAAGACTAAAGAGGCTACATAAAGCCTTTGTTGAGTTAAACAAAGATTAAACAGTTTTGTCTGAATCCGTGGGCGACACGGTGAAATGTAAACAATGTCCAGTAGATGTTGGGATATCAGCGTAGCCAGGCTTTCGAATGTGCCATAAACATCGGTTTACATTTTTTCCCAATGTGCAGGGGTTCGCAACCTGCCAGACAAATTTTTTTAACCACCTTCGGGTGGTTTTTTTATGCCTAGGATTTTTGAATGCGTGATTATTTTAAAATTGCGCTCCAGTATTGCCTTGATGTTCGCTCTGGAGTGCGTGTGTCTGGGCAACTTGAAAAACTTGCCATAAAAAGATTTTTAAACGATTTAAAAAGATCAAATTTTAACGTTGAGTCAGTCGATGACGAAACACAAGAATTATTAAATCAACTGAAATTTAAACCCAGTCCAGATGTTGATTTTGATTATGAATTAAATCTTGGGCGTGTAGACCATGCCTGCAAATTTGTTGAAGCCTGCCCACACGTAAAAGGGAAACTGGCAAAAATAAAACCTGATGGAACTAGACACCGATTGATATTAGAGCCGTGGCAAATCTTCGCTATGGTAAATATTTTCGGCTGGATTGATTCTGACAACAAACGTCGTTTTTTGTATGTCTATATTGAGGTAGCTAAGAAAAATGGTAAATCAACTTGGCTGGCTGCCGTTGCCTTATATCTGGCATTTCTTGACGGTGAAATGGGTGCTGAAGTTTATACAGCAGCGACATCAAGAGACCAGGCAAAGATCGTATTTGAAGATGCGAAAAAGATGGTGGAGTTTTCACCACGCATGTGTTCGAAATTCGGCATTGAATATTCACAATATTCAGTCTTTCAGACCGAAACAAACAGCTTTCTTAAAGCGCTATCACAAGATCGGGGTGGAACAAAAGACGGTTTAAACGTCCATGCAGCAATTATTGATGAATTACATGCACATAAAACTGCTGACATGTATGACATTGTTGCCAATGGTACGGCAGCACGTGAAGAGCCTTTGATTTTAGCCATTACAACGGCTGGCGATGATACAACAAGCAAATGTTATCAAGAGCGACAAATTGTTGTTGATGTCCTGAAAGGGAAGGCTACGCACGAGCAATATTTCGGCATGGTTTTCTGCTTAGACCGTGGTGATGATTGGCAGGATCCAAAAGTATGGCCTAAAGCTAATCCAAATTATGGGGTTTCGGTTAATGAAAAATACCTGTTTTCAGTCTTTGAAAAAGTCAAAGTAAGTCCAAAACAAGAAGGTATTACCCGCCAAAAGCACTTAAACGAGTGGGTTGGTGCTGTTGATGGCTGGATTGCTCCTTCAATCTGGGAAAAATGCTACTCAGAAGTTAAATATGAAGATTTAAATGGTCAAATTCGCTTTGGCGGATATGACTTAGCTAGTCGACTGGATTTAGCTTGTTGGGCTGAATTGATCCCACGAATGGAAACAGATGGAAAAATCCATTGGTATGCATTTGTTCACTCTTACATTAATGAACGGGTGATGGAAACCAAAACTGCAATTAATGGTGAAAAGCGTCCTGATGAATACCCTGTTTGGCGTGAACAAGGTGTTTTAAAAGTAACACCAGGTGAATCAACAGACTTCAAGCGTATCCAGCGAGATATCGAAGATGCCCACGTAAAAAATCCATTTTATGAAATAGGTCATGACCGTTATCACGCGGAACAACTGACAGCAAATTTGTTAGATGAAGGCATTTCTGTTGTTGAGATTCCTCAAACTACAGAATATTTGAATCCAGCAATGCGTTGGATTGAGGTTTTACTTGCCGAAGGGCGTTTCCATCATAACGGGGACCCCCTTTTTAAATGGTGTGCTTTAAATGTCTTGGTTAAACCTGATGCTAAAGACAATATTTTCCCGCGTAAGGGAGCGGCAGGTAAAAAGATTGATGCAATGGTTGGGGTCATTAATGCCGCGGCCCGCGCAAGGCATTGGGACAATGAGGAGGTTTTTGATCTGATTCCTGGTGATAACTCTGACGATTTTGACTTTGATGACTATATACAAAATATGGTAGTGGGGCGACGATGACAGCAAAAATTGCAAAAAGTCGGCTGTTTGAGTGTCTTGAAAAGGACAAAATCAATCGGGCCGTGGATGATGCAAAGGAGAGTAATACTCGAAGTACTGGTCCAGCAAATCCAGGGCGGGGAACACTAATTGATTTTCCCCGCTCAAAAAGTCGGATTGCTAGTACAGCGACTTGGGACCGTGCAATGACACTATCGGTAGTGTTTGCATGTCATAAAGTTTTAGCTGAAACAGTAGCAAGTTTACCCCTTGAAATGTTCATGTTTGACAACGATCGGAATCGCAAACAAATATTTGATCATAAGTTGGCGAGTCTTTGGCGTAATAAACCAAATGACGAGCAAACTAATGTCGAATTTAAAGAAACATTTATGCTGAATTTAATCAGTGGAAATGTATATGTGCGCAAACATTTTTATCACAAAGAGCTTAATCAACTTGTAGTGATAAATAATGCTTCTGTAGACCCAAAATTGAACAATAAAGGGAAAAAAGAGTATCACATCACCTATTCTGATGGAAAAAAGGAAATCCTAACAAATAATGAAATTTGGCACGTCAAATTATTTGGTACTGGTTTGGTTGGGATGTCGCCATTGGCATATGCGGCCAGATCAATAGGAATTGGTCTTGCAACCGACGATAAAGTTGGTCGAATCATGGAAAATGGAGCTAAGCCTTCAGGTGCGCTTTCAACAGATAAATCACTGAAAAAAGAACAACGGCAATCATTACGTGAAGAAATGGAAGAGCTAGTTTCTGGTGATGATTGGTTTTTACCAGTTCTTGAGGGCGGATTGAAGTTTGAAAGATTTAGCTTAACTCCAGAAGATATTGAACTTTTAGAAACTCGTAAATTTACTGTTGAAGAAATTTGTCGTTTTTATGGTGTACCAAGTGTACTTGTCAATGACACTTCTGGTTCAACAGCTTGGGGCAGTGGTATTGAACAAATCGTGGAAGCATTTTATCGATTTGGTTTGCGTCCATACTTTGAGCGAATTGAAGAGTCAGTTCGACTTAATTTGCTTGATCGTGTTGATTGGGATAAGTACGAATTCGAGTTCAAGATTAAAGACTTATTACGTGCATCAATCACTGCTCGGATTAGTAATAACAAATCAAGAATCGAAAGCGGACAAGCCACGATTAATGAGGTCCGCAAAGAAGAGGGATTTAGTCCTGTTGAAGGTGGAGATAATTTAATGATAGCTGCGAACCTTATTACCCTTGATCGCGCTGTAGCTGGAGGGGGACAAAAAAATGAATCTTAGTATGCTCACAGTGCGTAACTCACAAGTGCAAAAGCCGGATGTTCAAATCCGGCTTTTGCCATTCTCAGATGTGAAATTACGCTTTGATGAAAATCAAGATAAAAATTCAGCATTCTTATTTGAAGGCTACGCTGTCCGTTGGGACAGTGTGAATTCACATGGCGAACAATTTGTTAAAGGGGCCTTTGCAGATTTTATTAATGCCGTGAAAGCTGGATCCATGCGTTGTCACATGTATTACAACCACGGCCACCGTCATGACTGGATTAGTCCAGAATATGCAATGCGTATTGGTAAGTGGCTTGAACTTGAAGAAGATGATATCGGTTTTAAGGTATCTGGCCGTCTCACACTTGGCTTAAGCCTTGCTAATAATGTTCGTGCAATGCTTGAAGATGGCACGATTGATGGTTTATCGATTGCCTTCTTTAATCCAGATCCGATGGATATTGAAGATATGGGGTCTTATATACGTATTAAGCGTGTAAGTCTTTATGAAATCAGTATTTGTGATGAACCTAGTGATCGTAATGCACGAGTAACTGATGCGGATATTCGTAATATTCAAACAGAACAGGATATGAAGCTTTATTTAGAGCGAAAGTTCAACATTGATGACATTGCAGCAACAAACTTAATTAAGCGTGCTCAAGAGTTTGGGCAGGTGAAACCAAAACCTCATGACCCATTTGCCTTTTTAGACAAGGTTTAAATTTTTTATCAAACATACATGACCGCCGAAAGGCGGTTTTCTTTTATTAAAGGAAAAATATATGAAAGCTTCTCAAAAATCACCTGTTGCTCAATCTTTAAGTGTTTATGGTGATCTTTCTACCCGAAATACTACGGGTAATAGTAATCCTGCACCGCGCTCATTAGATGAACTTGCTGGCGATTTCCAACAACGTTTAACACAGTTGGATCAGTTGATTGCTGCTCGCCAGCAACAATTTGCCAATCTTCCTGAAAATGTTCGTCAAGAATTAGAGGCACGATCAACTGAAATTCAGAAATTAGCGGCAGATATTGAACAAATTAAAACAGATTTAGTAAATGAAGCACGTTCACTACCACATGATGAACAGCATGATATAGCTGCAATCCTAATTCGAAATAAAGAATCAGTGGACCAAGCAGAAATCATGTTTAAGCGTTCTAAGCAAGTTTCTGAATCTGTAACGTTTGAAGGTATTAAAACGCGTAATATTATCACTCTTGCAGGCATTGAAAACAAAACAGCAAATGCGAATGCTGCTAAAGATATTACTAGTCGCACTGCTGTTTATCGCCCTTTAAATATTATCGATTTAATCAACTGGCTGCCAGTTGAAGGCGAAAAAGCATACTACCTACGCGAATCAAGTTTTAATATTTTGGCTGATATTATTCCTGAAGCTCAAGATAAACCTGAATCTGAATTGAAGTTAGGTATGCTTGAATTAAGTGTAGGGACTATTGCTCACTTTATTCGTGTATCAAAGCAAGCATTAAAAAATATGAATATGCTTGCAATGTATATTGAATCACGTATGGCGTATGGGGTTCGATTAAAACTTGAATATTATGTTGTAAATGGACATACACCAGCTTCTGGACAACAAAAAATCTTTAGCGGGTTATTGGAAGACGGTAACTTTGTTACGGTAACTACTGCTACAGATGACACTGCAATTGATGTACTGAATAAAGCTAAATATAAAGCTGCTGCTACATTTATTCAGCCTGATTGTACAATTTTAAACCCTGAAGATTGGGGGAAAATTGAACGTATTAAAGGTGGCGATGGGCATTATATTTTTGGTTCACCTGGTGCAGTTGTTCAGCCAGTATTATGGGGTGTTCCTGTTGTATTTAGTGCAACTATGCCAGTTACTAAATATTGGACAGGTCCTTTGAATTATGCTTTTGAAGGTTATCTTGATGAAAACGTTGATATTATCGTCTCTACAGAAGATAGTAATAACGTAACTAAGAACTTAGTAACTGTATTGGCCGAAGTTGATGGTTCTGGTGCAGTAGTAATTCCTGATGCGTGTGTTTCTGGTACTTTGCCTGAAGTAGTAGCAGAACCACCTGCTGGCGGTTAATTTTCAATAAAAGCAGCTTTTTAGCTGCTTTTTTTTATGTTTTATGCAGATTTTTGGGTTTTTATTCAGAAATCTGCATTTTTCTTCATTTTTAGGACGTTTTTATGAGTGACTACATAACGCTTGATTTAGCGAAATCTCATTTACGTGTTTTGCATACGCGTGATGATTCATACATTGAGTTACTGATCAAAGCGGCTTTAAAAGCAGTAAGAAACTTTATAGATAGAGATTTTGCGGAAATTCAACTGAAGTGGGGAGTTCCTACGGACGCTTTACCAGAAGATTTGATTTTTGCGGCTTTGTTGATCATTGGTGACATGTATCAAAACCGTGCAGCTCAGACCGATGCGGCCCTATATATCAATATAGCATGTGAGCGTTTGATGGGGCCTTATGTAAAAAAAGGGGTTAAATGATGTCGAGAACATTTGTTAAAAGATTTGCAAGTACACACCCTAAATTCTTAACTGAAAGTATTTCAAAATTTCAGCGTCAAGAGTCTGTAGAGATACAAAGTCTTTCAACATTTATCGTTGAGGGAGAATCGTGGCCTTATCAAGCCTTGGTTGTCTTTGAACGACCTATTGAGTTCACAACAAGTGAAACACAATCTGAAGTTTTGCGACCACCAATAAATTGCCGCTGAGGTTTAATCATGCATGAAAAATTTGAAGCTTGGATTAAAGCCCAGCCGTTTTATACAAAGCTGATTTATATACATGGTGAGCGTCTCTTTATTCGTGACAATGGTGAATATCAAATTTTTGCAATGGAAGTTGCCTATCAAGCTTGGTTGGTGAAAGGGGGGTGATTCATGCAAAGCGGAAAATTAGATGTTTTGTTCGATGTCTTAAAACGTGGTACTGAAAAAAACAGCGCTGGGGAAGTAAAACAAATATGGTCGAGCATCGGCCAGTTTTATGGAGATATTGAACCAATCAGTGCGGCTAATTTTGTGCAATCGGGTGTTCAAGGTTCGGCCTTAGTTTGTCGCGTGGTTATGCGTCCAGATGATTTCCCTGGTATTAAGGCTGAATTTCTATTACGTGATGTTGATACAAATGACATCTATGCAATTAATGGTGTACTCCCAATTACCCCAAGTAAAAAGGCATTGATGTGTAGCTTAGGGAAATTGTGATATGGACATAACACATAAAATGGTTGGTCTAGATGACATGCAAAAACAAATGTCAAATTTGGTCGATCTAGCTACTGAAAAGAAAAAAACAAAAGCTGCTGCAATGTATGCGGTAAAACCCATGCTTGATGAAGCAAAGAGTCGGGCACCTGTTGCTGAAAAGGCGTATTACCGTTATTACCGTGGTTCTTACAGACAGCGTAAGCGTGGTAATGCAAAGCCTAGCCGTCAATTAATGATACCCGGTAAATTGAGAGCTGCAATTAAACGTAAAAGTGTGGAGTTGAACAAGTCTGTTGGTGCGGCTGTTTATGTGGGTACTACTAAGGCTTTATTTGATCGTAAATATTATCCTTTTTATTGGCGATTTATCGAATATGGTACGCCCACAATGCCCGCAAATTCGATATTTAGAAGGACTTTTGACGCAGGAAAAGTAATTGCTTTAGAGCGTTTCAAATTCAGATATAGAAAATATATCGAAGCAATTGTTAAGCGCCGACCAGTTGAGGGCCTAAACGATGTTAGTGAGTGAGATTATTTATGAGGTCCTTAAAGGGCCTTTTAACGATAGAGTTGGGCCGCATCCATTGCCAAAAGGATTTGATAATTCAGCAACCTATATCACCTATCAAGGGATTACAAACATACCGTTAAATACGGTTAAAGGCTGGACAGGTCACGGCCGAGTAAGGATTCAAATAAACGTCTATAACCATGAAAAATTGCAAGCGGAAAAAGATGCTGAAGCAGTGAAATGGGCTATGGACCAACAAAAATATTCAAACTGTGAAATCGCGGAACAACGTGATGGCGGTTTTGATGAGGAAACCCAAGTATGGGGACAGGAAATCGATTTTTATTTATGGCAAAACGCCTGCAATTAGAGGATTAACTTATGGCTGGTTGTGTTGAAGGTTTAATTGATGCTCAAGGAGCCTCAATCTCGTTCCGTGAAGAGGGTGCAACCTCTTGGGAAGTTACTGCTGAAGTCACTGATTTGCCAATGCCTGATTCAACTCGTCCAGTTGATGATGTAACTACGGTAGATTCAAAATTTAAAAAGAAAGCAACGGCAGGTGCAATTGACAATGGTGCTTTAGCGCTTGAGTTCTTACAGATCAGTGGTTCAGATCAGCAAGCAAAACTTCGTGATTACTACAATAAAGGCAAGTGTCTTGAGTGGAAAATCGAACTGAATGATGAAGCTAAAACCTCTTATGAATTTTGTGCGTCCATGAGCAAATTTACGGTTGTTCGTGCTGCTGACAAAAAGAACCGTGTACAAACTCAACTAGAAATTTCTGGTGAAGTAGTGGTCAAAGAAAATGATGTGGTCGTTGTTGTTCCACCTGTAACACCTTAAATTTTAATTCCTCACAATGCCCGCTATATGCGGGCTTAATTATTTGTATTTGGAGATACATACATGTCTTTAATTAATAAATTTTTAGAAATCACTGAAAAACCACGATTTGAAGTTGTTGAAGTTGAGCAGCTTGGAAAGATTGGCTTGCGCTTACTAACGATTGAAACACGTGACGAATGGTTAGAGGCGCAAAAAAATGACCCAAAAACAGCATTTCCAATTTTAATGAAAAATACTGTATGTGATCCTGATTCTGGTGAGCTGGTATTACAAGAAATTGAAACTGAACAGTTAAGAAAATTACCAGCTATGGTTGAGAAGGATTTATTCTCAAAGATTTGTAAGGCAAATGGGATTAAAACTCAGGCAGAGGCGAAACAGGAAGAAGAGTTAAAAAACTCCGAAGCCGGCCAGAATTAAAATTTAAATTTCAACTAGCTTTAAGGCTTGGCCGGACTGTTGAAGAGCTAGAAAGAACAATGTCCAATAAAGAGTTTGGATACTGGAAAGCTTTTAATGTTCTTGAACCGATTGGACTCTTCAGAGAGGATATTCTTTTTGCTGGTTTAGGACGTACCATTACAGATGCAATGGTGCCAAAGCATCCCTTTAAACTTGATGATTTTATGATGTTTAAAGAAAAACAGCCTATGCCTAAATCAGAAATTCAAAATAATTTAAAAGCTTTCTTTAGCGGTTATTCAAAGTCTAAAGTTTGATACCTATAGCGTGTAAAGGCTATATTCTAGCCTCTGATTAAAATAATTGGGGGTTAGTCCTGATGCAAAAGAATTCATTTTGTTTAATAGTTTGTTGTTTTATTTTTGGTTCGTCAGCACAAGCCGCTTCAGATGAAAAAGTAAAAGATTGTTTAACTTTAGAAAAATTAGCTGGAGTTACAATGGAATATCGCCAGAAAGGCGGTGTTTTATCTGATTTATATAAAATGGATTTTGGGTCTAAGGACCGTAATAAAATTGTTCGAAGCTTGGCTGAGGAAGCATTTGAAATACCAAGATATCAAAGTGCAAAGGTACAACAGGATGCTATAAAAAATTTTAAAAACGAGAAGTTTTTATATTGTTTAAAGCATTTAAAGTAATTAGATGAGAAAAAAAGCCCTGTTAAACGGGGTTTTTTTATGGGTGAAATATATGTCTGATGTTTTAAGCCGTGTTCAAATTCTGCTTGATGCCAATACTGCTAAATTTGAACAGAATATAAAGACTGCCCAAAAGACTTCCGAAACGTCTTTCAACAAAATTTCATCTAGTGCCAAAGCTATGGCTGGAATTGTTGCAACGGCAACCGTTGCGGGGGCGGCTTCTTTATATAACTATTCCAAAGAACAAGCTAAGGTGATAGGTGAGTTAGAGCGTAATGCATTTCTTGCACAATCAACCGTACAAGAATTTCAAATGGTGTCTGTTGGTGCTGAAATGTTTGGTATTCAACAGGATAAACTTGCAGATATAACTAAAGACTTTAACGAAAAATTAGGGGATTTTTTAACCACAGGTGGTGGTGAATATGTCAATTTTCTTGAGCAAGTTGCGTTAAAAACTGAAGGTAGTACTTCGAAAGCATTAGAGCTTACCAAAGCAATGGCCCGTTTATCCGGTCCAGAAGCTATGGCTTTATATGTTAGTAAAATGGAAGAGGTTAATTTATCTCAAGATCAAATGTCATTCTTAATGGAAAGTATGGCTTCAGATTCCACACTATTACTACCATTGCTTAAAAATAATGCTGAAGGGATGAAACTATGGGGTGAAGCTGCTGAAGATGCTGGCATTATACTGAATGATAAAACCATTAAAGCTGCTCGTGAACTCCAAGTTCAGACCAAAATGCTTGATATGCAAATGCAGGGCATGAAAAATGGATTAATGGCTTCAGTTATGCCTGCTCTAGTTGATATTGCTGATGCCTTTAGTACTGGAGATAAAGAAGCCCGCGGAATGGCTGATGGTGGCAAAGTTCTTGCGGATTCATTACGTGGTGTTGCAGCTATTGCATTGGGGGTGTGGGCTACACTTAACTTAATTTCTAATTCTATTGCTGGTGTAACTAGCCAAGCACTTGATTCGTATGAATTGACAAGTAAAGCCGCCCAAAATGGTGGATTCTTAGATAAGTTCCCTGGTATTCAATGGGCAAAAACATTTATTACAACAGGTGTAACAGCTAGCGCGGAAAATAGTTATGTCAGCATGGCTGGCCGTGATAATGATGCTGTTATTAAGGAATTTTCTGAAAAAACGGCAAAAATTTTTGATGATACTGTTTCTAGTTCAACTAAAAAACTTGCCGAGCTTCAAGAATTAGCAAATAAAGGTACTGCTGCTGCAACTCAAGGCGTACAAGACTGGAAGGATAAGCAAGACAAGGTTGCCGAATCTGCAAAAAAACTTGCTCAGGCTCAACAGGAATTAAACCGAAAACTTGAGGAACGCAAAAGGCTTCAAGATTCAATAATTTATGAATATGGTGATAAAGAGTATCAAATGCAACTCAATTATGAGCGTCAAGCAAATGATATTAAAAAGGCTTTTGATGGTGAACAACAGCAGAGATTCCTAACCATTGCAAAAAATCGATACGATACTGAAAAAGCTTTATACCTATCAAAGTTAGCTTTTGAAATATCAGAACATCGGTTAACTGAAGAGGAAAAGCTTAACTTCCAATATCAGATTGACCAAAAGGAAATTGCGGCCAGAACTGATGTTACTGATGCAGACAAAGCATCTTTTTACCGTGCAGCACGTGAAAAGCATGACCAGTCAATGGCTTGGATGCGTCTTGAATCAGCTCAGCGCTTAAATGATGCTCAAGCTGCTTTCCAAAATGAAATGCAGAATTTAACTGCAAAGTTTGAATTTGAACGTGAGCAAATCCGTCTAAATAAGTCGCTTGATCCGGCAGAGCAAAGTACTTTGATAGCATCATCGTACAGAACTCAAGATCTGGAAAATGAGGCTTCAAGACATTCAGCCTGGATGGATTATCAAAGTGCTACTGGTGTTGATACTTCTGCTGAGGATGCGGCAAATAGACGAGCTGAAGCAATTAAAAATGCTTTTGAATGGCAGTTGATTACCCAGGAAGAGTACCAACAAAAAATGTTGGCTTCTGAGGCTCAATTTAACACGGATAAAGCAGCTTTAGGTGCCCAAGCTGCTGCTGACACTTTAAGCGGTATGACTGATCTCATGGGGTCATTAATAGGTGAGCAGTCCGGCGCATATAAGGCAATGTTTGCGATGTCAAAGGCGTTTGCAGTAGCCCAGGCTATTATGAATGCTCCACAAACGTTCTCTAATGTATATACGTCTGTTTCTGCTATTCCGTTAATTGGTCCATACATTGCGCCTGTGATGGCTGGTGCAGCCGTTGCAGTTCAAGTTGCTCAAGCATCACAAATTAAGTCAGTCAGTTTGGATGGTATGGCCCATGATGGTATCTCTAGTGTTCCTGAAGATGGTACTTGGTTCCTTAAAAAAGGTGAACGTGTACTTGATGATCAACAAAATAGTGCTTTAACCCGATTCTTAAATAGTAATGGCAGTCAAATGAATGGTTTTAATATCAATATTAATAACTATACAGGCGCAAGAGTTAATACCAAACGTGATGAAAATGGCTTAACCATTGATATCGTTGATGAACGTATTGCTGGAGCGTTTACACGTTTGGGCACTGAATCAAATAGTTATGAATCGCAGATGGTGCAGCAAGCCTTTAATGTTGAGCGTAGACGATAGGAGGGGGTGATGGATAAATTTATGCTTGAACCTCTTCAAGAGAGTTATAGCTTTACACCAGGCAACAACATTAGAGAACAGGAAAATGAAGGGGGACCGCCACGGCAGTCCCCTTTTTTTGTTGGTGCTGTTCATCGTGTTGGTGTGACTGTATATCTGGAAAACGATGAAGATCGACAATACTTTTGGGCATTCTGGCGCTTAAAGCAACGTAAACCTGAAAACTGGCTTTGGAATTTGGCTTTAGATGAGGGAATTCGAGAGGATTGTGAATGTCGGTTTGCTTATGACGTTTTACCTTCGGAATCATCTCGCAACGGTCAAGCGGTAAAAATGAGTTTCCAGGTGATAGTTAAACCTATCAAACGTAGTGCTGACTTAGACCGCAACATCGTTAATGTGCGTCAAGGCATCGAATCTAACGAAGTAATTGATGACATTGAAAAAGTGCTGAATGAATGGCTGCCAGATGCGTTGGGAGTAAATCAATGATTGAACTTACACCTGAACAACTTGCTGTACTTGACCAGTCAGCGGGTCCAATTGGTTGGCTTGAGTCTGTTGAAATTTCTCATCCGAATTGGCCGCAAGTTTTGCGTTATGTGGTTAATTCGAGTGAGCCAATTATATTAACACATGAGGATGGTCAAACATTTGAATATGTCTATGTACCGTTAACGATAAATCGTGGAGGGGATGAGGATAATCTTGATCAAAAGCTTACGGCCGTTATCGGTGATGTGGGCACCATTGTTCCGGATTTAATAAAGTTGGTCCTTCAGGATGATGAAATAACTCCACCTATTTTAAATTACCGTGCATACATTATTGGCCGTTATGACGTACCTGCTTATGTAGTAAGGGACTTAGAAGTTGTGACGGTAACACGTGACTATCGTGGATCTAGTTTTGAAGCACAAGCACCAGGTTTAAATGATTCAGGGAATGGAGAAATCTATTCTGCAAGTACAGATGAAAGTTTAGAAGGTTTTTATGCATGAATATCAGCAAACTTTTTTACTGTAAGTATGATCCTGAAAAATTTCACTGTGTGCATTTTGTTATTAAAGCAGCCGAATATATTTATGGACAAGATTATTCACCGTGCTTTGTTGGGTTATCTAGTCCGTTAAGTGAAGCAATTAAAACTTCAAGAGAAACGGTTCATCAAAACAAGCGGATTGATAGACCAAAAGAAGGTTGCATAGTCCTAATGACATATATGAATGAAAGCTCCCATGTGGGGCTTTTTTTTCAGGGCAAAATTTTTCATTTAAGTGAATGCGGGGTTCAGCGCATCACAGTTGAACAAGCCAAAATTTGGTTTAAACGGATTCGATATTATGAGCCGAATTTACATCATTAAGAATGCTTTAGACCAACAAGAGAAAATTACAGTTGAGTCTGAAAATATTCTTTTTACATTTTTGCAAGAAAAAACCAAGCATCCCCAGGCGAAAATCTATAAGGGTAATCCTTGCCCTGAAAATGATATAACCCCTACACGTGATAATCGTGCATCTATTGCACGTCTTATGGAAATGGATGATGAATGTACGATTGTTCGTTATCCTGGTGAGTTGTCCTCAACAGTAACTTGGATTGCTACAAAGTTGCTTGGTCAAGCTGTCTCTGCTTTGGTGAAGGTGCCAAAAGCACCGACAAATAATAGTTCGATGACAGGTTCAAGTAATAACAATTTATCGAACCCGGAAAACCGTCAACGAATTAAACAACGTGTTCCTTATATTCTTGGTGCACCTAAAGCTATTCCTGATTTATTTGCTCCTCCATATCGATATTTCAAAGATGGGGTAGAAGTTGAAGAGCTTTTACTAAGTGTTTGTGAAAACCCCGTTAAGCTATCTCAATTTAAGACCGGCGATACGCCTATTCAGGAAATACCAGGAACAAGTTTGTCGGCTTATGGCTTAAATCAAAGTCTGGTTGGTACTGAAACAATCTTTAAATGGGGAGATACTTTCACCGAACCTCCTGTAATTGCCCGGCAGTGTGATTCTATTAATGGTCAAACAGCTTTGCCGCCTAATAGCACACGTGTTGAAGCTGGAGATATATATTTCCAATATCCGAATATGATTAAGGCTAATGACCAGGGCACGGCAGATCGTTTTAACTCATTCAATATTAATGAAGCTTTGATCATTAGCGGTGCAAACTTTGGTGTTGGTGATTTATCCATAACAGGTCAAGTTACTGTTGACCCGGTAAACAAGACGTTTGCTATTGAGTCAACACAAAATGTCTTGGATTATCAGAATTACCGAAAAATTAACGTGACTTCATTGCTGGTCACTGATCCTGTAAATGAGCAGCTTGATTTAGCGGGATTGTATGATATTGATTCAATCACATATGCATCTAGTATCTATACAATTCATTTGAGAAATCCTGTAGCCACAAACACCAATTTTTCAAAAGTAACTGAGGTATTAACTTCCACAATATCGGCAAATCTAACTGCAAACACAGCAAACATCTTTTTAGATGGTGAATATGTTGTAACGGGTGTTGATACCGTTAATAAGCAGCTTACTTTAGCAACGCCTAGCGGTGTAAATTCCGATTGGAATAAGTTAGCAGACTTAGAAGATCAAAAAACCAGTACCGGCAATATTAAGCTTCGCGGAAGCCAGGATAACTGGATTGGTTGGTTTACAATCGCTTCACCCAAAGCGACAGGACTTTTATTAAATTTCCAAGCTTTAAATGGAATTTATCAAGGTTCTGATGCTAAATATGTGGATATCTATGTTGAATATCAACAAGTCGTTTCTGATAATCCGACCGGAGCCGTTTTTAACCAAACTATACGATTAAATGGTAAAGCAAATAACCGTGATAGCGTTGGTGGCTCAATGTGGATTGACTTGCCGTTTTCTGGCGCTGTGCGTTTCCGTGCAAGAAGGGTTAATGACAATGGTGATGCGGTAGATTTATCAGATGAAGTTAAATTTTATACGGCTTATGCAATTCGCTATTTATCCAAGCTTGTTTATGCAAATAGGGTTTTAATACGCCAGCGCACACAAGCAACACGTGCTGCAACTGCTGTTGATACACGGCAGACAAACTGTATTGCAGAGAGTCTAGTTTATTCATATCGCGGGGGTGTGCGTTCTGCTGAGTTGATACCTTCACGCAATATGGCTGATCTCATCATTGACCTGGCTTTGAATAAACTTATTGGTCGACGCACTTTAAATGAAATCAATACTGAAGAAATTTATCGTGTATTTGATGATGTGGTTGATTACTTCGGTTCTGAAAAAATGGCTGAATTTAACTATACATTAGACAATGCAAATCAGTCATTTGAAGAAATTTGCCGAATGATGGCGGGTGCATCCGGTTGTAATGAACGTCGTTTAAATAGGGCACTCTACTTTGATTTTGAAAGGGCAGATCGGCAACCAATATTGTTATTCAATCACCGGAATAAGAAGGCTAAATCTGAAGTTAGAACATATAACTTTAAGGTTGAGAATAATTATGATGGTGTCGAAATAACATATGTTGATAGTGAGGCAGGGTGGATTGAAAAGACTTTGAAAATCCCGAATGATCAAATCACGAACCCGAAAAAAATCGATGGTTATGGAATTGCCTATAAAGAACAGGCTCATATCATCGGCTGGCGTGCCCTGAATAAACTGAAGTATCAGCGAATCAATTGTAAGTTTGACTGCTTTGCTGAAGGTGAGCTTACAGAGCGTGGGGACCCAATCATTGTGGTTGATGATACTCGATTATCACCAGTTGCCCTGGGTGATGGTTCTCAAACGTCTGGAGAAATTACGGCATGGAACGGCTTAACAATTGAGATCAGTCAGCCATGTACTTTGACACCAGGCCATGATTACGTAATTCATTTGCAAAAGAAAAGTGGTTTTACTGATCAAATCTCAATTAGCCAGGGCACAAGTGAGTATGAGCTAATTTTGGCACGTCCACCGCTTGAAGCACTGGTGACTGAAGGTGAGGTGAAAACAGTTTATTCAATCACTGTAGATGATCGTCAAGATGATGAGTTATTCCTAGTCTCAAGCAAAAATCGAAATGGAGTTTTTGAAAACTCCATATCAGCAACCAATTTGGATGAGCGTTATTATCGAAATGATAAGGACATCATCAATAACCTAATTTAACCCTTGAATGAAATTAAAGCCCTGCATATGCGGGGCTTTTTTTTGGAGAAAATTTTATGGCTGTTTTAACTCCAGAAGATTTTGATAACCTCAAAATTGATATTGAGGATGCTGGTAAATGCCCAAATACTGATTCGGTAATTAATCCGCGTTATGGTGAACCTTTTAAATCGTTTCCAATGGTATCGCGTGAAGGTGAAGAAAACTTTTTATTTGCCACTCAGCAAATTATTGAAGCAGGATTGTTAGAAGGTTTTCCAACTGAAGCTGAATTGTTGGCAAGTAGACCTACAGTTCCAAAAAAATATGCAAAAGCTAATGATACTAAGATTGTTTGGTTTTGGAATAAGCCAGCAGGTGCATCGGATGGTAATTACTGGATAAGTACTGGTTTAAGTGAATATAGTCAGTCAAAAAACTATTTTGATCAGTATAGTGCGCTTACAAAAAATGCGACTGTTTTTTATCCATTTACGACTACTAAGCGTAATAATGTGAATGAAAGCACAGTTTCTACATCTCATGAAGCTTACTTAAAACCGTATATTTTAAATGTCACTGTGAATGGGGCGGATCAAAATAAATTTTACCGTATACAACAAATCAGCAGTCCTACAAATCCGACGGTTCCTAATCGTTGGGTTTTTGAGGTTTTAAATCGAACTAATTTTGATACAATCGAAACCACTGAAAAAACAATTCCAGTTGTTTTTTCAATAGTAAAAAACACAGGGATTCAAACTTTCAGTGTGGTTGATGGTGATGTAACCATCAGTGTGACGGTCGATACAAATAAAGTGCCTACGGGTGATTTCTACTCAGTTGCTTCAGGTGATAGTTCATATACATACATTATTGATCCGAGTCGTTATATTTTTTCAGCATTTAAAAAATCTGATGCGGTCAGTTATGTTGATTCGTTTAGTACACTGACAAAGAACTCAACTGTTTTATTCCCGTTTAGTACATTAAAACGGAATAACGTGAATGAAAGCACTGTAGGTTCACACGACAATATTTTACGTAACTTCATCCTTGATGTTCGAGTGATGAATGCTGATCCCAATAAATATTATCGCTTGCAACAGATGAGTAGCCCCGATCAAGCGACGAACCCGAACCGCTGGATATTTGAAGAACTTAGCCGCTCTAATTTTGATACAACAGAGACAAAAGGTAAGGCGATTACAGCAGTTTTACCAATTGTGAAAAATACGGGGATTAAGAGCTTTTTTGTAAAAGATGGTGATCTCGGTATTTCAGTTACAGTAGATACTAATAAAACGCCTTCTAATAGCTTTTATTCAGTTGCATCAACAGATAACTCATACACATATATTTTTGATCCAAGTGTGTATTCTTATGCTGCCGTAACTAGCTCAGACATTAATGCGGTGAATGCACGTATCAATGCATTTAGTAAGCCGATGCAGCTTAAAAACTTACTTAATGATTTACGTAATCCAATCCAAGATGTGAATATCATATTTGCACCTGCCGACTCTATTACTTATGGAGTGGGTGCAACAGATAATGGAGCAGGTCCCAATCCTCCCCATGGACCTGCAACAACAGAAACTTATGTGAACATTTTTCGGAATTATCTAGGCACAGCTTTTTGCACCAGTGAACGTTTTGATGACACTATCTTGGAAACAGGTGAAGCGTATTTTACAAGCGAAGGTACGAGTGTTTTAAGTGCTGAGCTTGCGAACTACACATTTAAGAATAGTCTTACAGGTAAAGTATTTACACTAACTGAAATGCAGGCCTTAATTGGTGTAAATCCAAGTTCACCAACGGGTACTTTCCTTGATATTAAAAGTCCTTCAGTCGCTGGAGCAGTGACAGATATGGAATTTAACTTTAATGGAAATGCATTCACAATCAATTACGCAAGACTCGGAAACGGAAGTGCTACTGAATCAAATATTGATGTTTTTGTAGATGATGTTCTGCACTCTAGTTTTAATGTGTATACGACATCACCAGCGTTTGATGGATCTACAACAATCAGTGGATTGCCAGATGGTTCTAAGAAGATTCGCATTGCCAATCGACTTAGTAATTCAACAATCTATGCGCGATTGGTTTCAATCACAGCGACACGTAAAGTTTCGGTAATCAATGAAGGGATTTCAGGCACAAACTCTAAGCAATGGCTTGATAATAACTGGATTCCAGACAAAATTAGCACCAAAGCTAATTATGTTTTCATGATGATTGGTACTAACGATCGGCACACTACGCAGAAGATAGGGACATTTAAAAATCAATATCTTCAGTTGATTGACCGTATTACTGCAAAGAATCCAAAAGCTCAAATCATTATCATGTCACCACCAGCCGTGACTCAAAATGAAGATCCCAATACGACTGTGTATAAATTTAGGATTGCAGATCTGAATTATGCATTAAGTCAGATTGCGCAGCTAAGAGGTCATTCTTTTATTAGTCTCTTTGAGGCAACATCCAAGCTCAAAGCTAAAGGTGAAAACTATTTGTTTGATCAAATACATCCAAATGATTATGGTTATGGAGTGATTGCCGAATACATTATTAATCAAATCTTGAATGCATAAGTTGAAATTTAACAAAGCCTCTTCTTAGAGGCTTTTTTATTGCCAGTTTCTGGAGAAATGGGTATGGCAGAACCAGCAACATCAACAAGCACAGCAACATACGGTTTAGTAACAAATTTAGCAGGGGGTGGGATGGCTTTATATGGCGGTCTTTCTACAACTGAATGGATGGCTGTAGTTGGGGGAATCTGTGCCTTTGCAGGTTTGATAATTCAGTTGTGGTCCGCTTATCGAAAAGATCAGCGAGATGAAGAGTTACATAAAAAATTGATGGGTGAAGATAATCATGACAAACAAGACTAAACTTTTCGTAATTGGTTCAACTATAGCCGCCTCAATGGGCGGTTTTTTTATTTTTGGGCCTAGTGATCAGCAAGTTCAGGCTACGGCCGCAAAAGAGGGTTATACAGCTAAACCGACCATCCCGGTGAAGGGTGACCGTCCGACTATTGGCAATGGCACCACATTCTACCCGGATGGCCGTGCTGTAACCATGAATGACCCGGCTATTACTCGAAAGCAGGCTTTTGAATATTTGAAATTCACAATGAATAAAGATGCTAAAGCGTTCAATAAGACATTGCTAAATATTCCAATTTCACAAGCTGAATATGACCTTTATCTAGATTTTACTTATCAGTATGGGATTGGTGCCTGGTCTGGCTCATCCATGCTGAAAAATCTAAAAAGTGGAAAGTATAAAGCCGCTTGTGAATCGTTATTGAAATGGAAATACGTTGCAAAGCGTGATTGTTCAATCCGTTCCAATGGTTGTTATGGGGTTTGGGTACGTCAAGTTGATCGTTATCAAAAATGCATGGGGGCTAATTCATGAATGAGTTCAAAAGAGTGAGCAAAGTCTTGCTTGAATCCAATGGGATTTACTTCATTGAATGCCCAGGATGTAAATGTTGGCATCCATTGCACGTTGGTCCACAACACAAAATACGATGGAATTTTGATGGGAACTTAGAAAAACCAACGTTTTCACCTTCACTGATGGTTAATGCTGGAGAAAGTAGTCAATGCCATTCTTTTATTAGAAATGGACAAATTCAGTTCTTATCCGATTGTCATCACAGCCTAGCTGGTCAAATAGTCGATTTACCAGAAATTGAGGATTTCTAATGACTTGGATTTTAAATAATAAGCGATGGTCTTTGATCATTGTCTTGTCAATTCTTTACCTAATCCAAATTGGTTACACCAATCATCTAGCTGGAAAGGTAAAACAGGCTGAGCAGCAATGCCAGGCACAAATACAAGATATTGAGCGTAAGCAGGTAAAAGCCCTTGCTGAAGCACAAAATGAGCTAAATAAAGTGAGTGCCGATTATGAGCAATATAAGTCAGAGCAACGTACAAAAATCGAATATGTTGAGCGTGAAGTGCAAAAGATCGTTGAACGTCCTGTTTATAAGTCTGCTTGTGTTGACGCTGATGGCATGCAGCAAATCAACGATCTTATCAAAGCCGGTAATACCAGCTAACTTAATGCAGCCATGCCCAAATTTGAATGAATTAGCGGGCACAACGGGTAAAGATTGGATGTTATGGTCTGTTGATACGGTTGCTAAATATAATGATTGCAAAGCCCGTCATGGTGGAGTTATAAAGGCCCTCAATTGAGGGCTTATATAAAATTATCAGTAATTTATGATAAGCTTTAAAAAATTAATAAATAGGAGTAAAGACTGTGTCTGTTGATTTTAATCAAGCTATAGAAATTGCCAAAGAAAATGCAAGAATCCTACTACCTAAAGCTTCAAGTTTTGATTTAGAAGGGATTATTTTAAACAATAATGAGTATGAAGTTACTTTGAGTTATATGATTGATTATTCAGATAAAATTAAAGATGGTAGTCAAGATAGTGGAGTTGGTTTCATAATGGCAGCTTTGGCTAGAAAAAGAGAAGAAAAAGTTTTTATCGTTAGCATCAATGGAAAATTTAAAGGTTTCCGGAATTCTAAATAATAATGTGATTCCTTAAATGAAAAAATTAATAATTGATGCAAATTTGCTTCTACTGTATGTAATTGGTTTAATCGACAATGGCAACTATATTGGCAGGTCTGATAGATTAGACAGATATAATAAAAAAGATTTTGATTTACTTATTAGGCTTCTCATACCATTTAAGGAAATCTATGTTACTCCATATATAGCTACAGAGGTTTCCAATCTTATTGACATAAAAGGGAAAGTTAGGAACCAGATCTTCGATATATATAGTGCTCTATTAAATGGCGTACTTTTACAAATTGACTCAAATTTTAAAGAAGACTCAAATTTGCCTTTTTTTACAAAATTTGGCTTAACTGATGCCTCTCTTACTTTCTTAGTTAATGATTATTGTATTTTGACTGATGATGAACGTTTATGTAGCGTTTTATATGGTTTAAAGGCAGACAATGTCTACCAATTTGAATTTGTAAAGCATTTAGATAGTTTATTCTGACTATCTAAATGCCTAAAAGAAAATTTAATAATTCAATTAGAAATAGTTAGCATACCTTCCCAAGTAAAATAATTATTAGACTTTAGATTTTGAGACATCGACCATGATCGGTTTTGATACATACTCCCACCAAATCCAAGTTTGAACTTTCCGAATTTCCCTTGTATCCCTTCAATAGCCTGCATCAAATTTTCTGTTTTTTCTAATTCACTATAATCTGTTAGTAAGTCATAAGTATAAGTGTGCTTACTCTCCAGTGCAGTCAAAACTACTCCACATTTCTTGAAGTCCACACCAGGCTTATAAATATACTCCATCATTCTTGTTGTTGCTTTCACAAGCTTTCTAACATCGTCAGTAGGTACGGCAAACGACTGTGATAATTCCTTTTTATAATAGGGTTTATGCACATCAAATGGGCTAGAGTGAGCAAAACCAATAATACAGCCGCATAGGGCTTCATCTTTTCTTATGCGTGTGAATGCTTCTTGTGTGCGTCGTGCAATTGCTTCTTTTAAGTCATCTTTATCAGTAATTTTTTGCTTAAATGCGCGTGATGAAATGATTTGCTTACGAGATGGTGGTGTATCTTCAATTTCAATGCAAGCGATGCCGTTTAGCTCCAGCACTGTACGCTTCATAACGACACTAAACAATGATTCCATGTGATATGGGTTTGACATCATAAGATCATAAACATTAGTAATTCCCATTGATTCAAGCTTTTTAGCATGCTGGCGGCCAACGCCCCAAACTTCAGAAACGCTGGTCTGTTTATAAAGCAAATCTCTTATATTGGTTGGGAACGATGTAAGGTTACATACGCCATCAAATGTTTTATAAGTCTTTGCAAGATGATTAGCCATTTTAGCTTCAGTCTTACTTCGGCCAATACCCACGCATACGGGCAGACCGATCCATTGCCATACTCGATTTTTCATTAGCCTGGCATAAGCGTCTAAATCATAGTGCTGTTTGTATGCTGTGAGTTCTAGGAAAGCTTCATCAATGCTATAAGTCTCATGTTCTTTGTCAGTAACAAACTGCTTTAAGATTGCATGAAATCTTTTGCTCATTTCTGCATAAACGGGGTAATTGCTGGAGAGTACAGCGACATTATGTCTTTTAACTAAATCAATAATTTTAAATAAAGGGTCGCCCATTTTGATGCCAATTGCTTTGGCTTCTTGAGAACGTGCAACAGCGCAACCGTCATTGTTGGAAAGCACAATTACGGGTTTATTAATTAATTGAGGGTTGAAGAAACGTTCTATACTTGCATAGCAGTTGTTTACATCAACCAAGCAAAAAACACGCGGTTTCATCTCATAAATTGATTACGTTACAAATTCAAGTTAATGGTAGAGATGAGCTTTCAAAAATTCAAATCATAAAAATCTTTGTAAATCAGAGACACGACAATTAAAGACGCTAGAGTGGTTGCATTTGGTCGGAAATTCCCCAACTCTAAGCATGCAAAAGTGAATTAATAGAAGTTGGTCATGACAGGTTTTTTGACAGGCACATCTTATAAACAGTAAAATACAATTCAAGCTAGGGGATGTAAGTTATTGATTTCTATTATCAGTAATTTAATTGTATTTGATAGTGTTTGATAGTGTTTGATTGTTTCGGGTTCAACTCCCGTCATCTTTATTTTTTGAAGTGGGTACAGTTCAAACTATACCCAAAAAATTAATAACTATTAACCCGCTTCCTCTTCTTCAATTGTTTTCCTAATAGACTCATCTTGTTTTCGAAGATAGCTTTGAAAAATAGCAGCCTCAATCTCATCATCTTCGCTTTTGATGTTTCCTATGGCTAGTAATAATTTATCAATTGCATAAATCATTGTCTTAAACTCAAAATCATAATATGAATTATCATAACTTGGTGAGCTATCAATTATAGTTTTTAGCTTCTGAAGCCCTTCTTTATAAGATTTTAAAAGATCTTTTGCAAAATTAGTATCAACCCCTGGTGTCTTATAAATTGCACTACCAGATTTTTCTAATACATACAAAGATTCTTGGCCAATACAGTCAATCACAATTTTAGATTTTGAAAGCATAAAATTATCTTTTAATAATTAAAGTGAAGAAATATTTGTATATAGATATGAGGTTAAATTCAAGTAGCAAGATTAATTTTGCAAATTAATACTTTCTTAATCAGATTTGCGTTTGCGACAACAATGCGTCAGTTTTATATTAAGTTTTTGAATATAATGAATTTAGATTGTCCTTGACATCGTAGAGGTCTCCAGTTCGAGTCTGGATATGCCTACCAAGATATTAAAGTCATATGCAGTTACATAACTTTGTATGAAATAAAAAGCCCCGAATTTCAGTGATTTGGGGCTTTTTTATTGCTTTGTATAACTTAATTTAACTTTCTATAATAAAGCTGTTACTGTACACCAGTGTGTACACGTCTATAATAATCATACTGGGTGTACAGAGATTTAGAATGAAAAGAACAGAAGTAAAGGTTGGAAAACGCTTAGCTGCGACGGTATTAGATAATTTAGAACCCGACCCATCAGTAAAAGAATACCGTATTCTAGACGGTGACAATCTCTATTTTCGCGTCCGTGAGAACGGCTCTAAATCTTGGCTTCTGCGTTATAAAAAAGAAAATGGTAAATGGTCTTGGTTAGGCTTGGGTAATTATCCAAGTGTTAGCGCATCTATAGCACGACGTAAAGCTTCTGAGCTTTCTAATAAGGCAAGTAACGGAGAAGTACTTAAATCTAGAAATGAAATTCGACAAGAAAAGGTAGAAGAGAACAACCGGCAATTTAAAGTATTAATAGATGAGTGGTTAGCAACCAAAGAGCCTAATTGGGGCTCTGATACATTTGAAAAAGCTAAAAAATCAATCAATAGACATATTACTCCTAAATTTGGAGGACGTGACTATACAAAAATAAGTCCTAAGGAATGGTTTGATTTCTTCCAAGGGCTTCAACGTGAACTTGGTATTCATACTCAAGTTGAGAAGCTTACCTCATATTGTAGAAATGCTTATGATTGGGCAAAGTTCCAAGAAAAGATTAATTTCAACCCATTAGAAGGCATTAGCAAGCATTTAGATAAAAATGTTAGCGGAAATATGAAATTTGTAGAGCTCAATGAGTTACCTGCTTTAATTCATGCTATTCGTTGTTACCCAAGTCGGCCTTTGGCAATTGGGCTTGAGTTGTTTGTCTTATTGTTCCCTAGACCAGTGGAATTGCGATATGCCACTTGGGATCAATTTGATCTTGAAAAACGTGTATGGATTAAACCAGCTGAAATTATGAAAAAGAAAATTACTCATGGTGTTCCATTACCTCACCAAGCTATAGCATTGCTTAAAGAATTAAAAAGTTATAAGACTGAATCAAATTTGCTCTTCCCGAGTAGAGATAGTTTAAGTAAACCTATTTCTGATAATACATTTAATACTGCACTTAATAGATTGGGTTATAAAGGTAGACAGAATCCACATGGATTTCGTCATATAGCAAGCACTGCTTTGAATAATAAGTTTAGCGATAAAGAACAAGTTGTTGAAGCATGTTTAGCTCATATCAAGAAGGGGGTAAAAGGAGTCTATGATAAAGGAGCACACTTTGAAGAGCGCATAGGCATGATGCAGTGGTGGGCAGACTATATAGACAGCTTAATGATGAAAACAGTTGAGCGTAAGTGAAAATAGAGGAGAAGTGTACTCTCCAAAACAATAACGATTACTTAACCTTCAAACTTTAAGAGAAATAAATTTTATGCCAAGTTATTTAACGATTGATCAAGTCATAGAAACTATACGTTCTCATCTAGACAAGACTTTCACCTTTATGAACTTATCAGATTTAGTAGCACAGAAGGTACTGAATCCAGTATTTCTTTATAAAGGTTATATTGCTGTTGTTAGTCAAAATAAAGTTATTAATTTTGAGAACAGTACGTGTTATTTAAAACCAAAGATATCCAATGATTTAATTAACTTACTTGATGGTAGAAAAGAAAAAATTACTATTTCTTGGTTGGAGAGTTGTCCATATACAGTGGATGGAAATTTTGATAATCGACTTTTAGAAATACTTGGTTGTACTGAAACAGGATTTCTCTTATACAATTACAATGTAGAAGACTCCCCAATGTCCTTACCAACCGATTTAGATTTCTTTTTACATAGCCATCCACCATATGTTTTTTCTTTGGAAAGGTCTATGTTGAAAGTAGAAAAAAAAGAATTAGAATTGTTTTTAAAACGAACAGAAAAAAATACCTACTCACATGCTGATGAAAAAAATTTACGTATCATTGGCGCTATTCTAAATGTTCTTGATCAAAACCCTTCAAGAAAAATTAATCAGTCCTTTATAGCTGCGCAGATCGAAGAGATGACTAAAAATACTGAGGCAGGAATGTCATCCTCATCTTTAACGAAAGTTTTTGCTGATGCCAATAAAGCTATAAAACCTTTCTTAAAAAAATAGGTACTAGATTGCTTTTATTAATGATTGTTAATGAAAACATGATCATTACAATGAACGCATAGCATCATAATCGTGTTTATGAAATATGTATTGTTTGTCTAGAAAAATTGCAAAGTCTTCTAATCTCACCATCCAAGGAGATTTTTTGGTTTCTTCCAATTTGAATACTGGGAAAGGTAAATCTTGCAAGTTAGCTCTTCTTTTTATTGTCTTAATATCTAAATGAGTAAAATAATCTTGAGCTACTAGCTCTAACGGAATAGCGGGTGCTAAGTACCTCAGGCAAAGAATAGTATAGGTATTTAATTGAAAGTTAGCCTTCTTCATAGTGAATGCTCTAAATTTTAGCAAGACGGTACCACTAAATTAAAAAAGGGTAATATTACTAAGGTATTAAAGAGAAAATAAATTTAAAAATTATTTTGTACTATAATAAATCAACTTTAATTATTAATAATTTACATATTAGAGAACGTAAAATGCAGCCAATTCAGACTCCTAAAATTTTTATATCTTATAGTTGGTCAAGTCCTGAACATGAGCAATGGGTAATAGATCTAGCTGAAAATTTAATGCAGGATGGTATTGATATCGCATTAGACAAATGGGAACTGCGCGAAGGGGATGATCCGATTGCTTTCATGGAAAGTATGGTTAATGATCCATCTATAACAAAAATTATTATGATCATTGATAGTAAATACACAGATCGTGCAAATGGTCGCCATGGTGGGGTTGGGACAGAATCAACGATTTTATCTTATGAACTCTACAATAAACGTGATAAAAATAAAATAGTTGCTGTAATAGCAGAACCGGAAGCACCTAAGCCAACCTTTTATGCAGGAAGACTACATGTAGATTTATCAAATTCTGATAAATATGCAGAAGAATATGAGAAATTGGTACGATGGGCATTTGATAAATATAAATATGAAAAGCCAAAAACTCTTGGAACTGCACCAAGTTTTATTGTGGCAGAGGATGATGGGGTTGTTTTATTTACAAATACTCAATTTAAAATGGCATTAGATGCTGTTGAGAAGGGTAAAAGCAATGCCAGTAGTTTGATAAAACAATATTTAGATAAACTTTACTTAGAGTTACCAAAATTTGCTCTTACTAAAGAAGAAAGTGCAATTGAGGAAGCCTTTAAATTGAAAATAGAACATTTTCAACCTCATTTATATGAGTTTAAGAAAATTGTTGAAGCCGTTTGTATCCATTCTAATGACCCGAAGATTTTTAAGCATTTCCGTGGTTTTCTTGAAAATCTTCTAAATTTACTAATAGTAGTTCCGAATGAACCTGGACGTTTAACAGCAGATATAGAGTTATTTGGTTTTATTAATTATCAAATTTTCCTCTCATTAGTAACAATTTTAATTAAAAATGAACAATTTAATGAGCTTAAAGAAATTCTCGATGAACTATATATGTTGCCAGAAAACTTTCATGATCGTTCTCAAATAGGGGAAAAATATCTAAGTTTTAAAATTTTTAATCTTGAAGAATATGATTTTATTGAAAAATATTTAAAGCAAAGATGTTATTCTCCCGTGGGCGATCTTCTAAAAGACTATTCAGATGATAAAGTTATTAGTTTTGACGAGATTTGTGAGGCTGATACCTTTCTATATATTAAATCGTTAGCACAATTTTCAAACAGTGGTGATTTTTATAAACAAATATGGTGGCCTCATGCATCATTCTATATTTCACGAAATAGACGGCATGCTTTAAGAGTTTTCGTTAAATCAGAAAGAGCCTCTTATTTTGAAGAAATAAAGAATGTTTTAAATGTTAAAGACCTGCAGTTCATTGTAGATATATTAAATAAAGGGCAGGAGCAAATGTATGGTTACTCTAACCCATATATTCCGAAATGGAATGGGTCATTTGCTAGTTTTGATCTAAAAACCTTTTCTAATTTGGAAAAGTTACAACCTTTGTAAAAAAAAAAATTATATGTGAGAATTTTTGGGCTATTAGATAATAGCCCTATTTTTTTTTCTGAGTGAAAAAAAACTTTAAGTAATTATTGCAATTTTAAATCTAATTTTTATTTTAAAATTAAAAACTTATATTGATTTTTATTGCAAGTGAAAAATAAAAAATTGCATTTGAAATGCTTAATTTTCTTTAATTCTTAAAACTACCTCATGAACAGCTATATGAGGGTATATAAATGCAACCTATCCGTGTTACTTATAACCAAGCATGTGAATTACTAGCAATTAAAAGAGATGCTCTTCGCAATTTAACTTTAAACGATGCAACTTTTCCTAAACCTTATAAGTATGGGAAATCCCGACAAGCCCCAGTATATTTTGATTATGCTGATTTAGTGCAATGGCATAACTCTCAGAAGACTAACCGTGTGGTTGGGTAAGGGGCCTTATGACAAAAATTATTTTATTTAGACCTCTTGCAACTAATCTTCAGCAAGGCTATTCTAATTTTGTCCAACAAAAAGCAGTTGGATTAGCTTTGGTCGGCTATAAACTCGTTAGCGTACAATCCGCAATGTGCGGTTTTTTTGTGCGTATAATCTCTATGCATTCGCATATCTCTATGGCGAAGCTGGGGAGGGACACTTCTACGTGTGCAGGTATCCTAACGAGCCTGTCGACCAACCCTTTTCAGCTTTGCCACCCTCATTTGGTCGTGAATGGCAAAGCTTCTATCAATTCGTTAGGAGTATTTCCTCATGTCTAGACATACCCAAAAGATCGATCTTACTGATTTCCAAGATCATGCTGAAATTAGCCGAGATCAAATAAAAAAACTGTGGGCATTATTTAGCCAAATTCAATTTAATTTAAAACAAGAAAAGATACATCCATCGACCGTTCAATTGGCCGAAATTGGTAATTTCCTTGCAGATATGTGGGCCTATGATAATAAAGAACTTTATGACCAAATAACTAATCAATTGGAGGAAACTCCGAATGAGTAATATTAAGGTTGATATAGTGCAAGAAATGATGCCTTTTTGCATTCAAAAGGTATCAAAAAGAGAAGGGCCATTTTCAGCATACGATAGCGCAATGCTTGCAGTTGATTACGCGAATGCATTGATTGAGGCTTTAAAAGATAAAAGTGATTTGCATAGACGATTTGCAACAAAAATGTTGCCTATAGCTTCTAAACAAATCGATGACAGAAATAGTGCAGCATATCGAGTTTTAGGCTCATATGAGGTTAAACAGCCAATTAAAAGAAGTGCAGAATTAGCTGTCTCTTTTGCCGATTCAATGGTAATAGCTGTGGATGAGGGAAATTTAAATGATTGATTCTATCTCCATTCTCAAACACTCGGCTATTCCTTTGGCTAAGACTTGGCGTATTGATGGTAGTGTCACTGCCTATCAAGATGCAAAGTATTTTTCCTTAATAGAAAAGCCGATAAGTAATCTCAAGGATTTATCTGGGGTTCTTCATGAACTCGAAGGTGATTCTAAAGCCTGTGTTATACGCGGTATGTATAAGGGGGATGATTATGCTAGACAAGTAGATAGTGAATTTAAACAAGGCAATGTCCGTCGCCAGAAAAGATTGTTTGAGGACAAACCCCATCATTGGGTACTTATTGAAATTGATGATTTTAAGCCATTACTTGCTGATCCTATCTTAGCGCCTGTTGAAGCAATCAATGAATACATCACATCATGTTTACCGGATTGTTTTCATGAAATTTCCTACCATTGGCAGTTATCCAATAGTGCGGGGCATCTTAAGAATATCGATAAACTAAAGGCCCATGTTTGGTTTTGGTTAGAAAAATCTTATACAAGTGATCAATTAAAGGCTTGGGCAGAGCAAAATAATATCGCTTTAGATAAATCAGTATTTAATACAGTCCAGATCCACTATACCGCATCTCCAATATTCGAGAGGGGGATAGATGACCCTGTACCTGTGCGTAGTGGATTTGTCGAGGGGTTATTTGGTGACGTAGTTAGTTTAGAAATTCTACTTAAAAGCGTTTCTACTGAATTATTTAAAGTGACTACTGTAGATGATGCCATTAATGACCCATTTGCAGGGATAGAACCGAAAGTTGGGTTAACTTTAAGTGACGCGATTTCTCTGATCAGGTTTATTGATAGCAATGATTACCAGACATGGCTTAAAGCTGGTATGGCATTGCACCATGAATTTGATGGTAGTAGTGATGCTTTAGCTTTATGGGATGAATGGAGTCAAGGCTCATGTAAATATGAAGGGTATGACGTTTGCCAAGAGAAATGGTCCACGTTTGGAAATAATGGGCACAATCCTGTTACCGCCCGTTGGTTATTAAAATACGGTGGAGAGGCAACTAAAAACGCAGAGAACCAGGAAAAGCATCGGGCAATGGATGAGATGAAGCAGCTCATTCTTGATTGCAATGATAGTGTTGTTTTAATTAATGATATCGCGAAAAAAGCGGGTTTGACCGCTGTTGGCGATATTGCTATGCGAACCGAATTGACCGGTTTGATCCGTGCTCAATTTAAGAGGATTACCAAAACCTCATTGCCTTTACCGGATGCGCGTATGGCAATGAACAGTGCTGTTCCTTCTAAAACAAAGGGAGTGGATGGACGCCATGAAATGACTGAGTTGGGTAATGTAGGACGAATGATTGACCGCTATGGTGATGATCTTATGTTTATTCCCCAAACAGAGACTTGGTATTCGTGGAATGGATTTTATTGGCAACCAATCACAGCAGTTGAGATTACTCAGTATGCAACAGCAACAATTAAAGCCCTACCAGATGAGTTAAAAGATATTCCCGACGATGATACGCGGTCAAAACATAGAAAGTTTTACATTGATAGCCAAAAAATAAAAATGGCTGAGGCAATGGTGAAATGGGCTCGAAGTGATGAGCGTTTACTTAGGAATATTAAAACTTTGGATGCTAATGCTAATTTATTGGGGTGTGCTAATGGTGTCATTGACTTAACGACAGGTATTTTACTCACTCCAGATCGGGAATATATGATTTCTTATAGTACCGGTATTGAATATAGCCTAAGTGCACGATGCCCGGTATTTGAACAAACTGTACTGGATGCATTCTTTGGGGATGCTGAAATGGTCACATTCTTTCAGCGCGTGATTGGCTACATTGCTTTAGGTCAGCCAAAAGAAAGTATCATTCTTATCCCTTATGGTAGCGGTAATAACGGTAAATCCACAATTTTTAAGAGCATCGCACTTGCTCTGGGCGATTATGCTAAGACAGCAAATGCCGATACATTTTTGGGTGATGGTAGAAGCAATAGCGGCGGTGCTCGTGAAGATATTTTGCGTTTACGTGGATCACGCTTTGTTTATTCAACTGAGCCTGATGAAGGGAAGGAGCTAAAAGAAGGGCTGATAAAAGCGATGACGGGTGGCGAAGCTCTACCTGCACGTGGGCTGTACGCCCGACATACAGTTGAGGTTCAACCAACTTGGACAGTGGTTATGCCAACGAATCATAAACCGATTATTAAAGGCGATGATTATGGTATTTGGCGTCGTATTATGCTTGTACCCTTTACACGGAATTACGATGATGATCCGACAATTAAAAAAGATGTAAATCGGCCTGCAAAACTTTTAAGAGAACTACCGGGCATTTTACGGTGGATTGTCCTAGGAGCTTTAAAATATTTGCAAGAGGGCTTAAATCCACCTAAAGGGGTAGTTCAGGCTAAAGAAGAGTATCGGGATGAAATGGATCTGCTTAGGGACTGGATGAGTAGCTGTTGCCTTTTGGGTACAGATATACAAACAACTTCAGAAGACTTGTTTCAAAGTTGGAAAGGATATGCCGAAAGAAATGGTGTGTTAAGACTTATACCTTCTAAAAATCATCTTTCGAGAAAGTTAGAACCCAAATTTAAAAAGAAAAATATCGGTGAAAGAAAGTTAAAAGGTTTTGTTGGAATCGGTTTACGAAGCGATTTTGAGGGAGTTGCTGATGTTTAACCTAAATTTTATTTGCAATTTTTTACATCAAAAGACAGTCATAACCCTATGTGTGCTTTTTTGTTCTTTGTTATTTGTAATAAACCGCATATACGCATTTATTTACATATTTGAAAGCTTTTAGGGGGTATTTGCATCCTATTGATTTTAAAGAAAAGGAGCGGAATGAGCAGATAATAGCCCTTTTTCCAAAAGTCTCTACGTGCGTACGTATAGGGATTTTATGAAAAATAGGTTTTTTCCGCTCAATCCGCTCCGCATTGATTTTCAAAAGTACTTAACACCAAGCCCGGCATCCTTGGTAAAGGAGATGTATATGCCCGTTTTAGCCTTTCTTCCCGAATTTATAGTGAAAGATAAAGTGAAAAGAAGTTCACTACCTAAGGTGTCGGAGGAAGATGTAAAGACAATTCGTGAACTGTATAAAGCAGGATTGTCCTACAGACAATTAGGTTATAAGTACGAGATATCGCACGAAATGGTTAGAAGAATTTGTACAAAATATTGCTATAAGGAAGTTATCTAATAAAAATAATGAAAAAACCGCAACGTTGATTGGTGTAAAACCTAACATTCAGCAAGTGCTTGAGATTGGTGCATAGCCCTTAGTAAAACTTAATATAAAACATGTTCTTGGTATTTATTAACTCTTGGGAAAACCTGAAAAAACCTGAAATTAAAACTTGAAAAAACTTGAAATTAAAAAAGATATTGCTGATATACAAAATGAAGATGTAATAGCTAAATTTATCTTTAAAGTTGTTAAGAAATGATAAGGTTAAAAAGTAAAGGAGAAGATGGCTTAATTCTCGGTCCTACTTATGATTTGGCTGTTGCCACCATCGTAACAAAGGTGCTTATTCACACATAAAAAATCTTGCATGCTATAGGGTACCTATGCGGAGACATCTCTGTTATTGACAATCCATTATCGGTAGCCTTAACAATGCGTATACCTCAGTTTACTTCTCAAATCACTGAAGCCGACATTCCCAATGTACAAATCAGCGGCGGGGTTACGCCCGGTCAAGCCGTCGATATGGTTAGTAATCGAGTTGATGGTTTTGCCAACTTAGCGAATACGGTTGCTAATAAATATAAAGAGTACCAAGAAGATTCTGATAAAGCCCGTGTAGCCTTGATTACGTCACAAACACAAAATGGCATAAATGATTACTTATATAACCCTAAAACAGGGTTATTAAATATCAAAGGTGAAGCAGCTTTAAAAAGGGTGTCAGGACAATCGCTTGTTGATGAAGCAAACGAGTGGTTTAGAAACTTATATAGTGAAAAGGTAAGCGAACTCTCTAATAATAATCAACGTAAACTATATGATCAAAATATGTTTACAGTTCAGGGGCAGCTTAACCGTATCACGTCCCAGCACTTATTTACTGAATCTCAAAAATTTCAAAAGACAGCTTTTGAGGCAGAAATAGATGCTAATTCGAACTCAGTAAATCTTAATTATTCAGACTTAGAAACGACAAATCAATCGCTTGCAAAAATTAATATAGCATCTCAGAACTACGGTAAAAGCCAAGGATGGAATCAACAACAAATAGATTTATTTGTTAAGGAACAACAAGACAAAGCATTGTTGGGTGCAATTAATTTAATGCAAACAAATGGGGACCCTTCAGCAATACCATTGTACTTTAAGCAGTACAAAGATTACATGTCACCACAAACTCAAGCAAAAGTAGGTAAGTTAGTTCAGGATAACAATGCCGATGTTTTTATGACAGAAATTATAAAGTATAAAGAGGACCCAGAAGAGCTTGATAAGTACATTGTGGCATTACAGGACCCCAATAGTAATTTTTCACAAAGTGTTGGGGCAAGGCATATCCCAACTCTACTTGGTAGAGCAATCGGCTACCGTGACGCTTATGATAGAAATTTGGTTGCTGAGGCGAAAAGGAAAGATGAAGACGGGAAAAAGGCTCTAGGCGACTTTAGGAAAGATATTGAAAGTGGCATTCCTTTTTCAGCACTGAGGCTTAGTGAGTTATCTTCTAAGGTTGAAGGCACGACATCTCAAAGTGAATTCGACAGAATAAATAGAAGTTTGCCAGTATTTCAGCTTTTATACTCAATGCCTGCAGATGCAAGGGAGTCCTTCATCAATTCTTATGAGGCTGAGGCAAAAACAAAAAAATCTAACAATCCGCAGGATGTTAAATTTGTTACTGATCAAATGCGGGCAATTCATACAGGATTATTAGATAAAGAGAAAAACGATCCGGCGTTAGCTTATTCAATAAAAACTGGTAACCCATTAACCCAAGTGCCTACAACTTTAATTATCCAAGGTGATAGCAAAGCATTAAATATTGTTAGTAGTAATATCCAAAAAATGGTTGCTACAAATCAAGCTAGCGGATCAACTACGGGTTCTATAAATCCGTTTTCTAAGCAGCAACAGGAAGAAATGAAAACTTTTTGGAAGTCTGCGCCTCCCAATCAAAAACTTCAATTGGTCTCTAACCTGCAAAAAGCAGCTCAAGGCAATGCTAATGCCTCTCGTGAAATGATTCAGTCAATCACAGGCACAAATAATAATACTTTTAGATGGGCGGCCGCCTTGAACAACCGAGGACTAAAAGACATTGCGAATCAAATGGCGGTTGGGCAGGATTTAATTGATAAAGGGGATGTTAAAGTTGATGAAGTGCTATTAACTCAAAAAACAACTGAATATTTAAGAGGCATTACTGCACCTGGTAAACCTGATTTTAATATCTACAAAGATGCAGTCAGAGCCAACTATGCATATCTTTTGCAGAAGTCTGAAAAAATCCCAAATAAAACAGAAAAATCTAATTCTAAAAAATTAGATGAAGACCTAATTAATTTGGCGTTATTAAATACCACAGGTGGAAAATTTACTAACGGTAGTTTTAGACGAGAATCTTCAGTACTACGCCCCCATACTGTAGGTGAAGCGTCATTTCGACAACAACTCGAACAATTTAATTCTAGAAATGCCCGGACTTATGGCGGATCGGACCGTGAGTATTTTCTAGATTTACCGTTAGAACAAGATACTAAAAATCCTTATAAATATTATTTTAAAAATGGTAGCGGATACGTAATGGATTCTAGCGACCCGAAACGCAAAACCAGATTAACTTTTACCGTGAGATGATACGTTATGGAACTTTTAGCAGATGACGAACTTGCGTTAATGCAAGATGACCCACGGTATAAGCCTAAAAACCAACGAGGAAACGTTCTTGATGTTGTTTTAGGGGCAGCGTCCGGTGTTGCTATGGGTACTGTCGAAGTGGCAACTGCACCAGATGCATTAATTCGCGGGGATAAAAAGGCCGCAGCTTTACGTGCACAAAACCTAACAATCTTTAAGCCTGAAGACCTTGGTACAGCGGGTGAGCTTACATTCGGTTTAACAAAGGATTTCACTAGAATTGGATGGAATGCCCTAACAACTATAGGTACTGGTGGATACGCATCTTTAGGATTAAATGCGGGCCTATTTGGGGCGCAATCATACGAAACTGAAAAAGCAGATTTAATCAATAAAGGTGCAGATATTGACACTGCTAGAACAGGAGGTGCAATTCGAGGTTTAACTGATGCTGCAGGGTTTGTGTTGCCGGTTCATGGTGTAGCAAAAAATGCTATTGCCGATGCTGTCGCTACAACGGGTTTAGCAACAGCGGGAGGAATCGCGGGGGATTATGTAGAGGGAGACTATCTTAAGAACAACAAAAATAAAAAAGTAGCAGAATACGGAGAACAGCTACAGGAAAATGCTACAAGTCCGCTTGCTCTCGGTTCAAACGCTACTATGGCTTTAATGCTCAATGTTTTTGCGAATAAGGCTAAACTTAGACCTGAGCAAGGTACAGAACATGATGCAGCTGATGCTTTAAATGATGCTGCCCAAGTACAAGCAAATATTGATCATGCTGAAGGCCTAAACCCATTTGAACCAACTAATGCAAAAGACGCCAATGACCATTTTGACGCACTTGATTTTGCTCAAGAACAAGCATTAAACGATGAGCTTGTATCTCTTGGTCGTCCTGTGAGTGGTACACCCAAAAATATTCCAGTACCCGCGAAGGTAACACGTCCTTTATCCTTTAAAGGTAAGTCTGCAACTATCCAGCAAAAAATTTATGATACGGCGTTATCAAGTGGACTAAGTGATTCAGAAGCAAGAGCCGCCTTGGCAATAGCACACTTTGAGAGCGGCGGGAGCTTTGATCCAAACGTTACCAACCCAAGCAGTAAATACAAAGGTATTTATCAATTTAAGCCAAGTACATGGCGCGTTGAAGGTGGTACAGATGCTAACTACACTGATCTTGATAAACAGATTGAATTAGGTATTAAGCATACAAAGGGGAACATCGCCTATATTAAAAAAGAAACAGGCGTAACTTTGACCGGTTCTCAAATTTACTTGCCGCATCTTTTAGGCCGCGGCGGTGCAAAAGCAGTTATACGGGCGATAAAGAATACGCCTGATGCACGTGCTGAAGATGTGTTGCGTAAAGTTTATGGTAAAGACACTGATGCTGTATTAAAAGGTAATGCTATTAATCCTGATGATTCAATTCAGGCGGCTATGGGTAAGTTTACTTCTAAAATCGATAACCTAATAGCAACTCAATATGGTGGGGATATAAAAAAAGGAAATTTAGCTATTAGGGGTAGTGACTCTGATTTTCCAGAATTCGAATCGTCAGTTGCTCAGATACCTGAATATAAACGCGAAGGTGATGTTTTAATTGATGCTTCGCCAAATTTATTTGTAAATCGATTAAATAGTGAACCTGAAAAATTACTTGAACTTGAGGAAGACTTTCACCGTCTGTCAGAACCCCTTAATTCAGAAGATATTGAGTACTTAAGAGAAACAGCACACTACCAGCCATATGATGGCAATGTGAATAGAGTTGCCTTCGAAGAGCCCCAAATTAATCTATCGGGCGATAGTCGTAGTGCGCAACGTGGATTGGATGAGTTAAGCAGCCAATTACAACGGACTGATTTTCAGGGCAGTGAGGTAAATACCTCTCCGATAAAAGTTTTAAAAAATGTTGATGAAGAGCCGCGTCAACCACGTTTAGATAAGGGTCAATCAGAAGTAGATACGGCAAGTACCTCACAAATTCAGGCGCCAATAGAAGGCGTTGAAAATTGGCAGGCTACACGATCTTCAGACTATATAAAACGTGAAAAAGCTCAATCCGACGGCGTCACAGTTCAAGAAATTTATAACAATAAAACTGGCACATTATTTCAAAGAAGAATCAACGCAGACGGCAGTGTTTCACCTATAAAAATTTCTCGTTCTGGAAAAGAGTTTTCTGCAAAAGGTTCAACGGATGGGGAGAGCAATACCCCATTGAGCAATCTTCAGAGTAAAGCAGCTCAAGCCATTGAGCGAGAATTTTGGAAACCAAGTAAAGAGAAAATTACAGGGACGCCAAAACTTGAGGTAGAAGGCAAAACTGAGTTTGGAGCATTTACTGAAACACCTGACGGACGTGAAGCTGTAAAGGCCATGATTGATAATCCTGATATGGAGGTTACCGTAAATCGTTTGGATGATAACGGTAATGAAGAAACCATCTCAATGACTGCTCGAGATTGGCTTGACTACATTCGTGAGCAAGAAGAAATTGCTAAAGATGAAATTCAAGCTGTACGGGCCTTAGCAAGTTGCGCATTAAAATTTGGGAGTGAAGCAGCATGAGAGCAGAATGTCGTGAGCAGGTTGCCCAAGCATTGGGTAAGAAAAAATTAAGTGCTGCGGATAGTAACCGAATTTCTCAGTTATATATTCGTGCTCAAAATATTCTTGCACGTACAGATTCAGATTGGCTGTTAAAAAGCCCAGCTGAAAGGGCAGAGGCTATTGCTCAAAAAACGGCAAGTGATTTATCTATTCAGATTGCCAAAAACAACCAGAATATTGCTCGTGATGCAATTTTAAAGGCACAGTTAGAGCAGGAAATTTATTCTCACTCTACACTGAATCCTATTCAGGTTCTTATGCGTAAGATAGCCTATTTCTCTGATCAAAGCGGAATACAGTCAGTAGAAAAGCAATCACAAGCACTTCACAGTAGATGGATGTCTTTAGTTGCTGATGTCTTCACTAAAACCCAAGAAAGGTGGGGACTTTCAGTAAATAAAGAAATGACCGATGACCTTATTCGCGTTATGTTCGGTGGCAAATCAGATAATCCAGAAATCACAGCAATGGCCAAAGAGGTCAGCTTTGCATTGGAAGAAATGCGCTTAGCTTTTAACAGAGCGGGTGGGAATATTCGTAAGCTTGATAACTGGGGATTCATGACATCTCATGATCAAAAGAAGGTAGCGTTATCTACCGAGAAGGAATGGGTTGATGAAGTTCTTCCAAAATTAGATCGCAATCAATATGTCCGAGGGGATGGTCTACTGATGAGCGATAGTGAAGTACGCACAATGCTTAAAGATGTTTACCGGACCATCGCTACCAATGGAGCGAATAAATTTTTAGATGGGCGTAAAAGTATTACTCCTGTTGGCGGTCGTTCTAAAATGGCGAATAGACACCAAGAAGCCCGTGCTCTTCATTTCAAAGACGGTGATTCATGGCTTGAGTATCAGGCTAAATTTGGTACATACAATGAAACTGGGTTTCATGAAATATTGAAAAATCATACCCATCGGATGAGTACAGAAATTGCCATGATGCAGAATTTTGGCTCTAACCCGCGTTTGAGTTTTGAAAATTTATTGGAAGAGGCAAGCACGAAATTAAAAGCTGATCCAGAAAATGGCAGCAAGCATGGTGAAATTGATAAACAATCTAAACGTGCTTTATCTATGTACAACACCTTAGATGCTAATACCAGGGCGGTTGATTCCACCTTGGGCAATGTAATGGGTGGGCTACGGGCATTAATGGTTGCTTCAAAGTTAGGAGGAACAACTCTAACGACTATTGGAGACCATGCTAGTACGAAGAAATCTGCCAATATGCTAGGGCTTTCCTATACGAAATCGGTTTTACCTGAGTACATGAAGCAGCTTACACAAGGTAAATATCGTGATGAGGCTCTTCGTTTTGGAATTGGTATTACAGAGATGGTGGGCTCTACTTCTCGTTTCGGTGACGCCGACGTGGTTAGTAGTGCAACTAAATCAGGTCGTTTTAATGCTCGTATGCAGCAACTTGCATCTACGACTTTGAAAATATCGGGATTAAATGCAGTTACTGCGGGTATGAAGCGAGCGTTTAATTTGGTCCACATGAATAAAATTGCAGAAATGACTCGTAGTACTCATTGGAAAGATTTAGGAAAAGATGATCTTAAAATTTTAAAAGGTAACGGAATTACTGAAAAAGATTGGAATTTATGGCGAGAATTAACCCCATCACGACGAGAAGATGGAGCTATTGTTTTAACCCAAAATGATTTCTTTAATGCACCTGATGAAGTGATTAAGAAATTCTTGCCAAAAGACAAACAGGATAGTCCTACCGCTATTGTAGATTATCGATATAAGGCAGCAATGAAATATCAGACTCATATTTTTAATGAAGAGTCGGTAGCTGTAATTGAAGCGGGGGTACGTGAGCGGAGTATTATTAATCTTGGTGACGCGGGAACTATACAAGGTGAACTAGGTAGAACACTTTTCCAGTTTAAAGGGTTCCCTTTAGCATATATGCTGCGCATTGGGCACAGAGCTTTTGCACAGGGAGATATTAAAAGTAGAGCAACATTCCTTGCATCACTTCTTGCTTACCAAACACTAGCGGGGGCTTTTATTGTTCAGCTGCAAAACCTTGCAAATGGTAAGAATCCTGAACCGGTTTTTACACCCGATTTCTTTGGTAAGGCTATTTTGAAAGGTGGTGGACTTTCATTTATGGGGGATTTAATGAGTGCATTATCGGACCCTACAGGGCGCAGCTTTGGGGATTTTGTTGCAGGTCCATTAGTGAGCCAAGGTGGTAAACTTGGCATGTTGCTAACAGGTATGGGCAATAACTTTATTGAAGGCAAAGAATCTACACGTGCAATGGAAATTGCAAATACTTTGAAGGGTAATTTACCATTCCAAAACATATGGTACAGTAAGCTCATAATTGACAGAATGCTGTATTCTAAACTTCAAAACATGATTGACCCTGACTACCTACCAAAAACACAACAACGGTTAGAAAATTTGGGTAACAGCTATTGGTGGGATTTAAGCGAATGAAAAAAATTTATATATTTCTTTTTTTTCTTTTCTCCTTGTCTATCCATGCTGAAGAAGTTGTTTCAGAAGATGCTGCAGATTCTAAGGATTTTCAGCAAGACTTTAAGGATGAGCTGTTTGGGCCTAATACAGGATATAGTTGGATGGGTGTACCAACAGAAGAATACGATCAAAAAGTTATTTTAGGTGCTCGAAGTATTTATTGTGCCAAGGTTGCAGATATTCTTGATAAACCCTTGGAGGCTATAAAACTTTTCAATAAAGGTGCAGAAAGTTTAAATGAATATTCTAATCAATTAAATGTCAGAAATTCTGTTTCAACAAAATATAATTCTATTTTGAGATTTTCTAAACCTTCGTATGTTTTAGGAAGTGACGTCATTAAAGGAATGATAATTGAAAGCATCATATCTTCAATTGATGAGCAGTTTTACACATTAGGCAGTGATAAAAAAGCAAGACAATCTCAACTAAAGATTTTTTATTCTGATGAATGTACTTCATACCTCTAAAAATCGAATTTTCTAACCGGGTATTTATATACTAAATATTAAAGAAAGGGTCTTATTTTTAGACCCTTTTTAAATCAGGGTGAAATTCATTTTTAAAAGTTAATAAAAACGTGGACGTCGCATAACACGGCGAATTCAAACATGAGGTGCGACAGTTTGAAAAGTCTTATGATAATCAACAAGCTGAGCAAATTTCTCTAATGGTGTAAGCCAATCTAACGCTTTTCTAGGACGAGTATTCAGTGACATGGCAACTTGATTTAAATAATGCTGATCTGCCTGATTTAAATCAATCCCTTTAGGTAAATATTGCCTAATTAAACCATTCATATTTTCGCATGTGCCTTTTTGCCAGGG